TAAAATTGTTTCTGCTTTTAGTTTTAGATTTTTATTATTAGCCGGAATTGAAACATTGTAGTATTCCAAAATTTTAATGTAGTCTTTTTTGTTTATGTTATATGACATTTTTTATGTATTATCGAATGGTGAAGATAGAATATTTTGTATATAAATATGTATATGTGTATAGTTAATTATATATAACTTAATATATATATATCAATTTATATATATTAAATATTATAAATTTTGTGATTCTAATTATATTGGAATAATATATGTCATTATCTTTATCAAAACCAGATAAAATAGTAGTATTTGATGTAGATGAAACATTAGGTTATTTTACACAACTAGGCATATTTTGGGACGCATTAAATGTTTATTATAAAAATTTTGATAATGGAAATGATAATAATCAACAAGAGTTATTTAATACATTAATAGAAATTTATCCTGAATTTTTACGTGTTAATATATTAGCAATATTAAATTATTTGAAACGTAAAAAAGAAAAAGGCAAATGCAAACATATAATGATATATACAAACAATCATGCATCAAAAGAATGGATTAATTTAATTACAAATTATTTTCATGAAAAAATAAACTACAAAATATTTGATCGAGTTATTCGCGCATTTAAAGTAAATGGTAAAATAATAGAAATGTGTAGATCCACACATGAGAAAACCACCGATGATTTATTTAATTGTACAAAGATTCCACTTAATTCCCAAATTTGTTTTTTAGACGATGTGTATTACTCTAATATGGTAGACGATAATGTATATTATATAAAACTTAAACCATATACATACAATTTGCCGTTTCAATTAATGATTCAGAGATTTATTGCGTGTAAATATGGTAAAAAAATCGCGGACGAAAACAAATTAATTAATTTTATGAATACATTCATAGATAGGTATAAATTTGTTTATGTTAAAAAAAATGAGAAAGATTATGATTTAGATAAAATTGTTAGTAAAAAAATAATGATTCATTTGCAAACTTTTTTTGATAAAAAATGGTATAATAACGATTCCACTGATTCATTTGATTCTCTTATTAACATGGATAATATTACGATTAAAACAAAAAATAGAAATAACAAAAATCGCACAAAAAAATACTATTCACAACAACAACATAATAAAACAAATAAACATTTTTAGCATATTAGTTGTTGCTATATGATGCAGTATTCTTTTTACTAGGGTTAAAAATAGTTATAATATTTCTCTTAATTTTTTCCACATGAGTTTCGGTTTTTGATATTAAATAGTTTAATATATTTTCAAATATAGTTGTAGATAATAAGAAAAATCCTGCACTAAAAGCAATTCTTTTATCTAGATTACTACACGTTGCTGTTCTCCATGGATTAAATCGATAAATCAAAAAGAAACATACATATAATTTCACTATATTGTGTAGTAAGTTGATATATTGTGGTGAAATGAAATATGCGCCTAATGCTAGTGAAATATATAAAAAGTATGTAACAAATAATATTATATCTAGAGTTTTGTCTTGAATTTTATCAAAATCATAATGTTGTATTTTTTTCATTGTAATTGATAAATAAAAATAACTATTATATATTGTAGTTATTTTTATTTTTAGGTTTAGGTTTTAGGTTTTAGGTTTTGGGTTTTAGGTTTTAGGTTTTAATCTTCTGTTTCAGTTTCATCCTCTGTTGTTTTTACATTTTCCTGCAATTTTGAATATATGTCTAATGTACGCGCACTAGCATCTGTCGCATTTACATATCTAGGCATCCAATAATAGGGTATAATATTATCAACACCTTTGTAGTAAGAATTAAATATAAATTTATAATATTTTTTTTCAATTTCTGTTTTTGGTATAATATTACTAATGTCAATTCTTTTTTCAGAATCTATATTGTTTAAAATATAATCTTGTATAATTTCGTATAATGAACGTGTAGCTTTAGTTACACCATCACTAAATGCTTCTTTTGTTCTCCAAATAATTTCGTCTGGAAGTATAGGATTTCCTTCCCTGTTTTTAAAATAGTCTTTGGAGAATGCGGATCTTAATAAATGTTTTTCGCATAGTTTGTTTTTGGGATGAAAACGAACACTTGGATGTATCGATAAATAATATTGAACCCATGACCTATCTAAAAACGGTGTTCTGGGTTCTAAACCATGACTAGAAATACATTTATCAGATCGTAATACATCAAAGGCATGAATGTTTTTTAATAGTCGTCTAGTTTCTTTATCGAATTCAATTTCATTAGGACATTCATGCATATATAAATATCCACCGCATAATTCATCTGAACCATCACCATTGAATATTACCTTAGCACTACTATTTTCAGATATATATTTTCCCAATAAATAATTTCCAATACTTGCTCTTACAGTTGTAGTATCATAACTTTCTATAGCATATATAACTTCATTAATTGCACTAATAAAATCCTCTTCTTTTAAAACTATTTCAGTATGTTTTGTTCCCAAATAATCTGCTACTATTTTAGCATGTTTTAAATCTTCTGAACCTTCCAACCCAATACTATATGTCTCTAGAGGTTCAATTGAAATATCTCTATGAAATTCATTTACCAAAGCAGTAACTAAACTACTATCTAAACCTCCTGATAACAAACATGCAATAGGACGTTCAGTAATAAAACAACGTTTTTTAATGGCGTTAATGAAATAATATTGAATGTTTCTATAAATAGACTTCATATCATTTTTGTTTGTAGCATCATCAATATTGTACATAATACTATTAAAACCATATGTATGGTATCTTTCTTTTTTATTAAAAATCCATTCAGATGACACAACGTGTGGTAATATATACAAAGAATATGTGCCGGGTTCAAAATGCTCAATAGTATAGTTGTCACTTTTGAAAGCGTTTAACATTTTTATTTCTGATGCAAAACCGAATATATTATTTTTATAACTAGTTATGTCATTTGTAGATTCTGTGTTATTGGATGATTTATCAACCAAAAAATCTTGGGGTGAATCATTTTTTTCAGAATAAAGAAAATATAAAGGTCTTATACCATAAGGATCACGTGCGATATATGTTTTAGCATAATTATTATTAACGTCATAATCACATAATATAAATGCAAATACGCCGTCTAACATTTGCAGGGTTTGATCTATACCATATTTCATATATAAATGTATAATTACTTCACAATCAGAATCTGTAGTAGGAGTAACATCCAATAATTCATATAATTCTTTATAATTATATATTTCACCGTTGCAAATGAGAGTGATATCGTCAAATATCATAGGTTGATTTGATTTAGAATTTAATCCATTAATTGCTAATCTGTGAAAACCCATAATTTGTTTTAAACCTATACGCTCTAATTTAGAAAACTCTGGCCCACGACCTCTTCCTTTATTAAAATTATCAATAATATATTGATTACCGTATTGTGAATCATTGTTTAGTAATGTAAAAATACCACACATGTTTTGTTTCTCAGGTTTGTTTTAATATATTATTTATGAGATTGATAAGATTGATGAATTATTACAATCGATTGTTATCTATACAACAATATATATCTTTATATTTGTTATTTATATTTGTTATATTTGTATTATCATATTTGTTTTTTATCTTCATTTATAGTAATACTATATAAAACAAATATATATAATAATATTAAAATGAATACCAATACCAATTATGAATGTTCATCTGAAATACAATCCAATATGAATAAAAAAATATATGATAGAAATGTCCCTTCTTATCTACTTCAACCTTATATAAATGTACGACCTGTAGCAACAAAGTATTCATTTTTTCCTATTGTAGATCCTAGAGCACCTATTAATGTGCCTATGGAACAATTTCCTACTTATAGCACGAGCAAAGTATTTTATCCAGGCAATAATATGGCACCTTTTTCTGGATATATGCAAAATGTAAATACAGAAAGTGATTTGAGAAACCAAATATATGCTTTGCAAAAATGCCCACAATCTGAGTACGTTCCTTCTAGTAAAAGTGATCTTTATCAATATAATATGGTATTAAATTCAAATGTAACACAGTCCAATACAGTGAAACAGTCTTTTCCTTATTTATTTAATGAAGAAAAATTTGATAATTTCAACCCAAACAAGGATAATTTAGCAAATAATACATTTAACAATTGTACTCGAGTAGAGATTCGTTCTATGAATACACCATGTCCATAACAAACATCAATACGGTTTAATACGGTTTAATACGGTTTAATACGGTTCAATATGATAAATCATAATAAATAATATATTTTGTCTTATATATTATTTATCTATAACATATCACATATCACATATCACATATCACATATATGAATTTCGGAGATGAGTATTTAAACAACGTTACTTTAAAATATTTAACAAATGTTGATTATCAAAATGAATTTAACGAATCTATTCAGACAGATAACCAGACAAATAACGATACAGGTAAAATGAATAAATCAAAAAATACTGGATGTAAAATATACAAGCAAAAAGATAAGAAATTTTATAAAAAAAGAATATTGAATATTATAAAAATATTGTTGAATGATATCGAGGAGACAAACAGTGATAAAAACAGTTATCAACTCTTTCCTGATATAAAAAAATCATTTGATGTTTTTATAAAAACAAGCATCGATTATTTTAAATCAATGGACAAATGTGATATTATTCAAAGTGATTATAATAATTTAGATATAGGAATTGTTTCTAATAATTCAGAAACTAAAAACCATGATATCACAAACAACAACAATGAAATCAACAGTTTAATGATGCGTAAAATAATAAAAAAAAAGAATTCAATGGATTCATTTGTAAAACGTATACCAACACATCAAGTACCTACTATAATACCACAAAAGAAAAAAATAAATTTGCATGATCCTGAACTCAAAACAAAGGGATTAGAAGTATGTGTTGCAGAAAACGCTACAAAAAATGATAAAACAAAAAAAGCAACACCCGGAATTGATAAAAATATATGTGAAAATAAAAATAATAATATATATAAAAAAGAAACTATATCCAAATTAGACAATTCATTAAAACATGATAACCCGGAAGAAAAAATACCAAATAAAAAGAACCCGGAACAGAAAAAGTGTAAGAAAGACAAAAAGCAAAAAAACGCGCAAAACCTACAAGAGATATCATTCGAATGAAAATACTAATACTAAGAACGATAAATTTATAGGCGAAGAAATGAAAAAAGAACAATGTAGTCCTATATCCGCACAAAATGAAAAAATAGGAAAAAAAACTACGAAAAACAGTTGCCTATCTGATAGTGCATTGATTCGATTGAGAGATTTGTGGAATGCTCGACATCCAGATGTTAGAATAAAAACACATGACCCACATGAAATATGGAACAATTTGCATTATTATATGAAAAATACATGCAACAAAGAATCATGTTGGTTAAAACAGAATTTTGCGAATCACGATAAATATTTAAAAAAAGAGTTGAATGAATCTTTCGCACCAGAATATCCAATAGAATGGAAACACGAACCAAATAAGTGGCTCTCGAGTTTGGATATTTTGAATGTCATGAAACAATATGAAGAAGCATATAAATGTTTTAATTTTATTGGTCCTTCTCCAATTGATTATGATACACACATGTTATATGGTGAATGTGTATGGGATGAATTGTGTCATTTTAATTTACAAAATGAAATTAAATCCGGTAAAACAAAAATAGGTGTTATATTTAATTTGGATCCTCATTATAAAGGCGGTTCTCATTGGGTCTCTCTATTTATAAATATTAGAAAAGGAACCATCTTTTACTTTGACAGTGCTGGAGAGAAAATTCCACACCAAATAGAAAAATTTGTTGGTACAGTTAAAGAACAAGGACGAAGCTTGACTGGATCAAAACGTATCGAATTTGTATTTGATCAAAATTATCCAGTGGAACACCAATATGGTGACACAGAATGTGGAGTTTATAGTTTGTTTTTTATAGTACATATGTTAGAAGATAAGATAACAGCACATTATTTGAAAAATCATATACTTAAGGATGAGTATATGGAAAAATTCAGAAAGATTTATTTTAATAATACATAGTATACATAGTATACATAGTATACATAGTATACATAGTATAGAGTGTATATCGCAAACTAGAATAGATGATTGGTGTAAATGAGAAAAGGTGTAAATATAAATACAAAATCAAGAGGAATAAAACCAGAACTCGTAAAAATAAGAAATAAATTAACATGAAAAATAATATAGTAGTATTTCGAGTCTATTTGTATAAAATAAAAATGGCATCAAAAAATAGTTCACAATTTTTATCAAATGATAATTTATCTGTTTTATTTGAAGTAATTACTGATGAATATAGGAATTACATTTTAGATAAAAATGCATTTAATATTGCATTTAATGAAATGGTTCAAATGTTTTATTATAATCAAATTAAATCAGGTGTTCAAGCTATACATGATATTATAACTATGAATAAAAATTTTATTTCATTTATTTCGGTAAGACTAGAAAAAAAATTTAATATTCAAAAACAGGTAAAACCTAACATAAATCCAAATATGAAAATTAATACATATGCAAACAACAACAACAACAACAACAACAACAACAACAACAACAATAAAGCCATCAATCAGTCAATAACAAGTGAAGATATTAAAAATAAACGATTGGAAAATTTTGATAAGGAGTTGTCATTAAAACAAAACGAATTTAAAAATGCTTTTAATAGCAATATTCCTGAAACTCCTAATTTTACATCTCCAGTAGATGAACCAATAAGTGAAATTGATCTTTTAACCAAACAAAAATTGACAGAACGAGAGAATGATATTCAAAGCATTTATAACAATAACAATACTACAAATGGTGGCGTAAATACTGGTATAAATAAAGAAAAAAAAGAATTGGATTTTGAAATTAAAGAATCAAATGAGTGGTTACAATATTTTAGTCAACCAGTTGAAAAAAAAGAAACGAATATTAGTAACATTATGAAATCGATAAAAATAAAAGAGGAAATACCAAAAGAAAATTTTGTTAAAGAAGAATTAGTATTAAACCATAATAACAGATACAATAATGATTCTTCCAATACAATTCCCAAAAAAAATATTTCTTGGTCTGATGAAAAAGGAATAAGAGATGATACTAATTATATTAAAATAAAAATATTGGACGATCAGGCTGAAAATAAACTATTTTCGAAATTAAAAAAAATAGAAGGTGGTGATCAAAGTGAAATAGATGTCCTAACACCCACGAAACTTATTTCTTCTGGTTTAGATTCACACGAAACAATAACCCGTTTGGAAAGTAAAATGGATAAATTGTCTAGTGAAATAAATAAATGTTATGATGTAATAACTCTGTTGTTTAATACCATCATGTCATCTAATAATGTATCTTTATCTAGTAAGTTAAACGCACCACCAACTAACATAACAACTAACATTGATAATGAAAGTAATACAAGTGGTTAAGAATAAAAATAAAAAATAATAAAAATGAATTTAGATTATAAACATAATTATATAATAAGTAGTATATATAATTATGAATGTTTTGATATATGTGATATATTCGTTTTATATTATGCAGTTGTTTATGAATTACACATATGGATTTGTAAATAAAGGTATATTATCATGTAATAAAAGATATGTCAAGAGTTCATCAACCGATTTTAATTATGAATATCAATATGATTGGATTTCAGGTGAGGTACCATGGGAATTTATAGAAACCGAAAAAACAGACGATCATTCAATTATTTATGATAAAGAAATAGTCCACTCACAATATTCACCTATAAAAATGGATACAACGATCATAGATGCTGAAATATTTAATTCGGAATCAGAATTAGACAACAACATCATCATATCAAAAGCTATTATATCTGGTGTTATGAAAGGTATTTATATTCAAATAATTTCAATTGATAATATGATCACATATGCAGAATGTTATACAAATAAAATAATAGATATGGATATTTTATTGAGTTTGGGGTACATTATATTTTATGAAACAAATAAACACAATGAAAAAAACAACTTAATTGAATTGAAAAAATACAGCAATATTCAACTTTTTGAAAAATATATTAAATTGCGACGCGCTTCTATGTTGGTTATCATCATAATATATGTGCTTTTATTTAGAGGAGTTTCAATTGCAGAATAAATATTCGAGTATAAGCACTATCACAAATAACCAGACCAGCTATAAATCGTATAAAGTTTCCATTGTTAAGCATATACTGTAATCCATATTGTTTAAATTAATAATGCGTCCATATTCATCCAATAATTGAATTTGTAATTTTTGAATATTGACTGGTCCAAAATATTGACGTGGATATGTAATCAAAGCCAAATTGTTTTGAGATACAATATTAAATCCATTAGCAGGTATTGATATTCGTGCTAATATATTTTTATTCAATATAGAATCAGTAAAAGAAGCGTAAAACCCATCATTAACATTGTTATTATAATCATTTACTACCAAATAAAGATAACGGTGGGTTAACATATCTACAATTCCTTCTGAAATATATGTTGAATTGTTTACATATACACCATTTCGAAATCCCATCATCCAACCTATTTTTAATGGTAAAGGTATACTTTTATTTTCAAATCCATTTGGGTCTTTTACGAAATCTATAGAAAAATCAAATATTGTTCCAGTGTAACTACTGTTGATACCTATTACCATTTTACCTGTGCCCGATGCAGTATTCGATATATCAATAGAAAAAATAATAAATTTAAATTTATTTGGTGCAACTGATAATATATTATTAATATAATTTATAAAATCACCAGGCCCGTAATTACCGTCAGGTATGGTGACAACAAAGGATTCTGAATCTATTATTAATGTAAAATAATTATTATTAAAATTACTGTTCACATTATAAAATGCACAAGGGAAATCCATGGATACCAATTGCATAGATACTACATTTTTAATAATTAATGGTAAGTCGTAATGATAATTTGTTGATAAATTTGTAGAACTATAATAATTATCACGAAACCTGGAATCAATATTGAGTGTTTGTCGAATGATTCGTTTGGACAAAGGGTTTATTTCACCTGGAAAATAGTCGCTGGGTTTTGAATATATATACTCAACTGGTTGTTTTTTTTGGATATAATTATCATTTACCTTTATTAATGGGTTCATTGTTTCGTATGTTAATTCATATTTTTCAGAGAGGGATGATTCGTGTAACTTTTTAAGTTCATACATTATTTTATTTTTTGCATTTAAAATAAATTGAATGATTTTCTCTCGAATGGATTCAGTTACGGATTTTGAACTTAATAGTTTTTTTTTTAATTTTAATTCTTTACTATTTACATCGTTTTCGTTGTATGTTTGATCCAATCCAAATAATTTTTCTAATTCATTAATATTATAATTTTCAATATCTAAATCTAAATTCATAATTCAATTTTATATAAATATATGATATATTTTTAATTGTATTATATTATATTAATAATTAATAAACTTACTATTTTTGACAATGGGTTCGTATATAATTCCAATGTTTCCCAATAATTCCAATGTTGTATTTAATAATTATGGAAATATGAAACAAATTGAATCCCGAATTTTAGAAACGGAAAGGAGAATATTACAAATGAAAGTAAAAATAGAACATGTAATTTATAAATTTATTGCAGGTAATAATAACAATAATGTAGAACAAAAATACTGTGAATTAATTAATAACGTCGATGTGCAGAAAATTGTCGGGTGGTATTATCAGTTTTCTTTAGGAAAGATTGATAACATAATACACGAATTGAATGTAGTTGAGTATAACCGGCTAGCTAAAGTATTACATGAGTTGAGAGAACATAAAAGAATAAATGATTATCGATGCAATAATAATGATAAAAATATATCATGTTATGAAAAATTTAGAGTAAATATTGTGCGTTCATTAGAAGCTCTTGTGAAGGCCATTGATATATATAAGAGATTGAAGGGGTTGGAATTAGATGTAATACATGATTTAATATACAAAGAGATATATTTTGATATATCGAAATTGCTCAATAGATTAAATGAATTAAGAAAGACAGCGAAAGGTTTTTTTAATAATATTACATTAGAATTGCCGTTATTAGAAATTAAACCAGAATATGATATATATATTAAAAAGTATGGTTATCCATGTGGTGGTGTTTTTGAAGCTGACAAATTGGCAGAAATTTTACTGTATTTAAATAATAACGATTATCATATTGATATTGTTGTAGATGTAGACCCTGAATTTTATAATGGAAGTGTTAATGAAAATCTAAATCTTATTAAAGAGGTAAATCTTATTAAAGACGTAGATGTTATTGAAGACCTGGACGTAGACGTAGATGTAGATGTAGATGTAGACCTAGATGTTAATGTTGTTGAAAATAATAATGTTACTATTGTGGTTAATAATAATACATGCACAGATATAGAAGGACCATTCGAACAACCTAGACCACATAGACCACATAGACCATCAGGTACATGTGGAGGATCACAAGGAAACCCAGGTACAGGTGGAGGATCACAAGGACAACCTGGACCAGCAGGACAACCAGGACAACCTGGACCAGCAGGACCACAAGGACAACCTGGACCAGCTGGATCACAAGGACAACCAGGTCCAGCGGGACCACAAGGACAACCTGGGCAACCTGGACCAGCTGGACCACAAGGTCCACAAGGACCGCCAGGTAATAACAATTCTGCATCTACAAATTATTATGTTATAGACGACAACGTTATTGAAACTAAAAATAGTGGTAGTAGGTTGTTTGTTTTTCAAGAAACTTTATTTACGAACGATAATTCCAATTATATCGTATACAATTGCAGTTCAACAGCGCAAATACAAATTAGTTTTTCAGAAAGTTCAGGACTTCTTCGAAAGATATTTAATAATTTATATATTTCACCACGTCAACCTGGTTCGACAATATTAAATTTACCAACAAATTCAATGGTATCATTTTATAAAATTACGGATACTCTCGGTAATATTTCAATATATGCGACAATTTCGTAATTGTAATAGTGTAGGCGATAGAATATTTTTTTAATAATATAAAAAAATATTCGGACATTTAAAAAATTTGAAAAATTTTATTTCGTTTAAAATAGTATAATGGCACCTACTCCTTTACCTACCCCCGACCCCACAGCTCCTCTTTTGGATCCTGCCCTTTCCAGTAAAACTATACAAGTGGAAATTCCAAAGCTTTATTTAGCAAAAAATATCGTTGTTAGTGATAACACAGATGGTTTTCAAACAACTCTCCCAGTTACAACAACCGATTTGATGTATGCTAGTGGTTATCGTGTTGCAGCAGGATCAACATATGATTATTTCAAGTCAGACAATTTCAAAATTGATAATTTAGGCGCTGTTAACGCCAAAGGTACAATTACATCTACTGCCACTGGTGCAAATTCTTTAGCAGGTTCACTTAATGTTGCTTCCGCAGTAACAGCTGGTTCTCTTTCTACTGTTGGTGCATTAACTGTTGGTTCAGCTAGTGTTACTGGCCTATTATCATCCGGCTCTATTAATTCAGGTGCTATTACATCGACTGCAACAATGACAGCTAACAATTTAAAAATAACTAGCACAAATTTAGTTATTGATAGTACAAGTGCAACAAATAGTATTACCCTTAATGGTGAATTAAAAGTAAATGCAGCAGCAACAGGAGCCACTGTATTTAAACTTGATAGTACAACTGGTGAAATTAAAACTTATGGTAATATTTCAACAACTGGTACTGGAACTATTACAGCTGGTGGAAGTATTACATCTGGTGGTGCTGTTAGTGGTGCAGCACTTAACGTTGGTACTCTTTTTAAAGTAGATGGTTTTGGTGCTATGACTGTAAAAGATGCTGCTACTACACAAGCAATTTACAGTTTTGACAAGGATGGTAATTTTTTTACTGCTGGTTCTTTGACCGCTTCAGGAACCGCAACTTTAGCTACAGGTAAATTTATTGTTGACGGCGCTTCCGGTAATTTGTCCACACAAGGAACAATTTCATCTGGTAATGTAGCCGTTACAGGAAGTTTAAAAACATCAGGAGTTGTAAATATTGGAGGAACTGATGCATCACCTTCTATTCAATTATCCAACAATGGAACATCTTATTTCACAAAATCCGTTCAAATTGGTGATGCTAGTAATCAAAAATCCATTTTAAATGCTGATGGTACCGCTAGTTTTGCAACTGGCAATTTTACTGTAGCTTCAACTGGTGCTGTTGTTGCTAAAGGAAGCGCATCTTTTGGAGACAATGCAGTCGCATTAGGATATGCTACAGGTGCTATGCCTGCCAATGCTAAAGTTTCAGTAGATTCATCCGGTAACGTTTCTGCTGCTGGTACATTAGCTGTTGTTGGTAATTCAACATTGACAGGTTCATTAAGTGTTGCTAGTAACAAATTAACTGTAAATGCAAGTGGCGACCTTGCTACTACTGGTGTTTTATCTGTTTCCGGTGGTAAATTAACAGCCGATACAAATGGTAATGTTGTTGCTGCTGGTACTTTACAAGCTGCAACTAATAAATTTACTGTTAATGCTTCTGGCGACGTTTCTACAACCGGAAAACTAGCTGTTACAGGAGATTCCGCATTAGGTGGTAAATTAGATGTTAGTGGTAATTCAACATTTGCAGGCACATTAGCTGCTACAGGAGCTGTTACCGCTGGTTCTACATTAAGAGTAACAAGTGATGCAACCCTATTAAGTAAATTAGCAGTTGCAGGTGACCTAGCTGTAAACACCGATAAATTTAAAGTTACTGCAGCAAGCGGTGACGTTTCTACAACTGGAAATTTAACTGTTGCTGGTAACGCAAATTTCTCTGGAAATCAAATCCAACTAAATACTAATGGTTCATTATTTGCTAAGAATTACTTAAAAACCGATTTCGCTGTCGCTGACTATGTTAAATCCACAGCATCAGATGATGTGACAACAACAATTGTTCCAGCTCTAGGTTCATCCAACGACCAAAATTTATTTAATTCATCTACAAACAAATATTTAACTACACAAGAATATGTCGATAGAGCAGTATTCAAACAAGCAGCACGTTTAAATTTGATCACAAAAGATGTAGACACAAATCTAGCAACTTTCAACAACTTTTCGAAAGTGTTAGCTGCAATTGAAGGTTCTAGTGCTGCTACTATAGTGAGTGGTTTAGTAGATAGTGTAGATGACATTAAAGTATCTGTATCAGACCTTATGGGTGGTGGTTATAACTCAATGGTAATAAGTTGTGTTCCTAGTGTATGGGGTGATGCTGCTGCACCTGAACCAATCCCTACACCAATCAGTGATCTTTACAAAGAAGATGGTTGGTTTTACAGTAATTTATCAATAGATAGCAGTAGTAATAATAGTAAAATAAATTGGTATTTACCAGCATATAGTGGCATGAAAATGAAAGATATTACTAATTTGTTCATGAATAACTTTTTACTTTCTACAATTAAATTACCTAAAATTACAATTTATACTGTTCCAAAAAACAATAGTACTGATGCAATATCTGGTGTTTATAATGCTAAAATTCAATATAATTTTGATGCAGCATTACCATCATCATCAATAGCACAAAGATCAGCTCTATATATTATTGATGCTCCTAAGAATGTTTACAGTGATAAATTAAGTGATATAAAATCTGCATATTCAATAACTAAACAAGGAGCGTCAGCACCAGTAACAACTTATATTACACAATCTACATTATTTTCAAATAGTTTTGATACTAGTAAAGTTGGAAGTGAAGATGGAATCTTGACTTTTGCTATAGAAACAACTGAAAGTAATGTTAAAGATTATATGTTTATTTTACAAAATTTCAATATTTCCACAAAAACTGGTACTACACAAATGTTATTTCAAAATGTATCAGTTGTTAATGATTATTTATTCAAATATTTCTTTAGACAACATCCTGATTTTTCGGATGCTTCGAATAATACTAATGTAGTGGATAAAAACACTTATGCCGGTTATGTATCAAATATTTTAGCTAAATCTCTTGTAACTATTCCATCTAGTAGTATTGTAACCCCTGAAAGTCATATTACAGATATTACAACATTAACTCTTGGCGGTAAATCAGTTACTTCCGTCAATCAAAGTGAACCATTAATATTTGAATCAAATACAACAACTGTTCCAATGATTGTCAAATTATTAAATGATAATAATAAACTTACAATTAAACAGGGTTTAGCTGATATTGTTAAGGGTGTTGCAGGTGATTACAATGGAACAGTAACGTTGGTTCCAGGTGATAATCTTTTTGTTGTCACTGTAGAAGATACACTAGATGTGGTTCATAAGACAACATTTTCATTTACTGCACATGTTAAAAGTAGTGATACTAGATTAAGTTCACTTACTGTGGACAGTGAAGCAATTAATCTTTCTAATGGAAATATTCCTAATGGTACAATCAAAAATGTAGTTGCGAAAAGTTCTGTTATTGTCAATGCAAGTGCAAACTCATCATTTGCAACGTCGGTCGTTGTTTCCGGGGCTACTGGACTGAAAACTGGCGAAAATACTGTAACAGTTAAAGTGACTGCAGAAGATACATCTTTTAAGAACCATACTTTTGTTGTAAACGTTTTGTCTAATGATACAAGTTTAAGCACTTTTACTGTAAATGGCACAACTGTTTCAGACAATGCAGTAGTTGAATTAGATCCACTTACTGAATCTGTTACCGCTATCGCAATACCTACCCATGCAGCATTTGGAGTAACTGCTGTGATTTCAGGTGATACTAATTTAAAATTAGGAGACAATGAGTTGTCTGTTCTAGTTACTCCACAAACAGGAGCCTCTAAAACTTATAAAGTTAAACTAAGGGTACTTGATAATAATAATAATTTAGGTTCATTAGTTATTAATACAATACCCCAAAACCTCAGTGATGTCAAATTTACTTTTGCTTCCACCACAACCAGTATTAACGTTCTGGCTACAGCAGTATCAAGTAAGGCTACTGTAAGTATTACTGGATTACCAGCTGGATCAGACCCTGTAGTACCAGGGACAACATATAAATTAAATATAACAGTTACTCCAGAAAGAGGACAATCGAAAACTTATGAGTATGACGTCCGTATTCAGTCAAACGATAATAGTATTGACAGTGTACATATTAATAGTCTACCAGTAGTTTTCACAATAGTTAATAGTTCTAATATTGCAATGATTACTTCAGTAGATAATATAGCACCAAGTACTTTATCACTACAGGTAAATGAAGTTAGTCCTGCAATATTAGAGTATAAAATTGGAAATGATGATCCAACCCCAAAAAGTATCACATCTGGAGAACCAAAATCCATTCAAATACAACAAAACGGCGACACAGCCATATTAGTTACTATTAAACCTGAAGATAGTGCTGTTGAATCTAAAACATATACTATTCATGTCAGATCACGCTCAAATAATACTAGTTTGGCTACAGTGAATGGAATTACAGTAACCCCACTAGGCAACTCTACAGTTACCGCAAATAATAATCAGACTATTACACTACCTACTGGTGTAAATGATGTTACTGTAGCAGCTACTGCTGGCTATGTAGGAGCTAAGGTAGATGTCGATGGAGAAGTCGGAATTAATTCTTCTAGTAAGAGTATCAACGTGCCAGCTGGAACAATCAAAATTGTCAATATCGAGGTAACTGCTACAGATGGAGTGACAAAAACATCATATACACTAACATTTACTGCACCAGTAGCAACACCAGCACTATCATCTATTACAAGTATACTTTTTGAAGGTACTCCTGCAACAACAAATAATAATGTAGACTATTATTATACTTATTCAAGCAGTGCTGATCTACGAATTCAAATTAATACTACAAACACAACTAATTTTTCTCTAACAAATAACAATTCAAATGTATATTTGGGTCCTGTTGAGAACCCAACTAGCAACAATTATAGTTTTTCCACACTGAATGCTCCATCAAATAATGTGATGTATACTATACAATTATCTAATAATGGTGTTAATAAAAATTACTATCTACATACAACTCGTTATGATGCAGCACCTCCAGCTATTACATCTTTAATGATAGAATCTAACTATATATCATCATCTAATGGTGTTGACTATTATTATACTTCTCAACATGCATATGGTAAATCCCTCAGTATTATTGCATTTAACACAACAAACGTTTCTATAACACCATCATTAGCAGGAATCGGAATATACCCTATCTCTGGTGGTTTTGTACAAGGTACAAATGGTGAATATTCATATGATATAGTTGATGTTGATTATCCAAAACCGCAATCAGTTCTTACTATAACATTATCTGGAAATAACATTAATAAAATATACTATTTACATATAACACCTTATACTGACCCTGCTCTACTTCCTCCTTAATCAAAACTGCAAATATATTCTTTCGGACGCCCATGTATAAGCCTATAACAATAGCCATATCATAACCCTTATATATTTAACACATACATTCCCATCGCAGCAATGTTTTGTGTAAGACGTTTTAGATTTTCGTCTTCTTCACACATCCTAACTAAATACAAAAATATTTAATATTTTCAAATTATACATTAAAAATATTAAACCATCACCACCCCCAAAACTCTAAGAAATAGTTACATATAAAATTGATTCCCCTTCTTTATTTATAAAAGGCGTAAATGTTGCAAGTCAACTACACGGTAAATAAATTACGAACACACAATTTCATGCATATACACTAATTATAAAACATTCACTCAATCCAGGCCAAGCCAAACATATTAAATTTTAGGGATATAACGCGATATTTGGCAAAAACAAGAATAAAAACTCCAGAAAATTAAAATAAAATTGATTTGTTATCAGAGGATTATCCAAAATTAACTCGGATAACAAATATAAGTACAAATAAAATTAATAATAATACATTAATAAACAATCTAAATATATCTTATAATAATAAGGAAGACATAAAGTATATAGTAATTGTTTAATTTCTAATACTTGAAAAACATCATGTCGAATAAAGCTTTAACTACCACCACAAATGTTAATAATAAACAGGTTGCACTAAAAAATTATTCTAAAATTATTGGTGTTCAGTTTAGTATGTTATCACCAGATGAAATTAGAAAAGGTTCCGTTGCTGAAATTACCAGCAGAGATACATATATAAACAACAAACCAGTTATTGGTGGTTTATTTGATCCTCGAATGGGTGTATTGGAACCTGGATTAATTTGTCCAACAGATGGTTTAGATTACATGCAGACACCTGGTTATTTTGGACATATTGAATTGGCTCGACCTGTCTTTTATATTCAATATTTGAGTACAATTCTGAAAGTACTTAGATGTGTTTGTTTTAAATGCAGTAAGCTTTTAGTAAGCAAACAAAAATACAAACAAGCCTTGAAATTAGTGGGTGAAGCAAGATGGAAGTATGTTTTCGCATTGGCCAGTAAAATTAGACGTTGCGGTGAAGATACGGAAGATGGTTGTGGATGTTTGCAACCAAACAAAATTCGTAAAGAAGGTTTGTCCAGTATTTTCGCCGAATGGAAAAATGATGGTAATGAAGAAACAGATGAAAATATTGTAATCAAACTAACTCCTGAAATTGTTTTGAAAATATTTAAAAGAATATCGGATGAAGATGTTTCATTTATGGGTTTCAGTCCTATTTGGTCGCGTCCAGATTGGATGGTTTGTCAAGTTATGGCAGTTCCACCTCCAGCTGTTCGTCCATCTGTTAAACATGACGCCCAACAAAGAAGTGAAGATGATCTTAGTCATATTTTAGTAAATATTATTAAAACAAACAAAACATTACAGGATAAGATTCAAAATAATGCGCCTTCAAATGTGATTGATGATTGGACAACTGTTTTGCAATATTATATTGCTACACAGGTTGATAATAAAATACCGGGTGTTGCTTCTGTTGCGCAACGTTCTGGTAGGCCTTTGAAATCAATCAAAGATCGTTTGAATGGAAAAGGTGGTCGTATGAGGGGCAATTTAATGGCGAAAAGAGTCGATTTTAGTGCTCGTTCCGTTATTACTGCGGATCCAAATATCTCGATTCGAGAATTGGGTATTCCAATGAAGATCGCCAAGAATATTACCAAACCAGTTGTTGTGAATAGCGCAAATAAAGCGTTTTTGACGAAATTGGTTCGAAATGGTCCAGAGGTGCATCCAGGTGCAAAAATTCTGGAGAAGAAGAACGGTGATTCAATTACGTTGCGATATATTGATAGAGCTTCTATTATTTTAGAAGATGGTGATGTCGTCCATCGTCATATGATGGATGGCGATCCAATCCTATTCAATAGACAGCCAACATTACACAGAATGAGTATGATGTGTCATATCGCGCGAATTATGAAACGCGGTGACACATTTAGAATGAACGTCGCAGACACCCGGCCTTACAATGCCGACTTCGATGGGGATAAACTTTAAATGTGCAGATTTATCTTGTCCCCAACAGGTGACCGCTTGTTAAGTTGTAGATAATACTTAATAAGGAAAACGTTGTAATATCTACTAATTCATATTAGAATTAATATAATCACCTAGTCATTTAAATATAAAAGAATATAAATGTTTCTTGCTTTAATATATAATGAATGATTTATTAGAAAAAGAAGATTCGCATAAAATTATTGGTGAAATATATAAAATAACAAATTTATTAACAAATAAAATGTATGTTGGACAAACTAGAAGTCATTATCTAAATAGAGGAAAATATAGACCATTTGGACATATTGGAAGATTTAATAGTCATATAAGCGAATCAAGAAATTTGACTAAATTTAACGCTTGTAGATATTTAAATAGTGCTTTTAATAAATATGGTATTGAAAATTTTAAATGTGAATTAATTATGAATTGTGAAATTGAACAATTGGATAATTATGAACGAAAATACATTTACGAATTAAATACAAAATTTCCAAATGGATATAATTTAACAAACGGTGGTCAAAACTGTGGTTTTGAAAAAGGGAAAAAAATTGTTTTGCAAGAAGTTTTTAAACCAAAAATAGATTTGACGCTAAATCCAAATCTAAAACGAAGTGAAAAAACAAAACAATTAATTTCTAAACGTTTGAAAGATTATAAAAGTAATCCACAATTTAGAATAAATGAAATGAAGCGAGTCCAAAAACAACATTTAGTTAATAGATTTGAAAAATATAAAGATATTAATATTGATGCAAATAACATTGATAAATATATTTCAACCATTAAAAATAACATATTGGGATATGAATATGTTGTAATAAAATTTAACAAAACGCGAACAACTTTTGTAGGAAAATATGAAACAATAGAAGAAATAAAAAATAGAGCAAGACAATTTATATTAGATATATTAGAATGGCAACGCATCCAAACTGCTGGAACGTCCTTAGAGCCTTCACTACCACTCACATATGGAAACATTCGTGAGGAACTCGTTTAATTGACGACTCCAAAGGTAAAAACGTGAATGGATTGGATAATCAGCAACCAAGCCCCTAACCTCGCTAATGGTAAGAGTATGGGGAAGGCTCAGAGACTAGATGTTTGCGGGTTTCAAATGATAACTTGACCGGTTTGATGAAGCTCAAGGTATAGTCCAATCCTTACGAGAAATCGTAAGGCATTTCCAAGTCAAGGAGATGAATCTTCACATGGCCCAGGATGTTGAATCCGAATCCGAATTAAGGAATTTAGCAGCAGTGCCTCACCAACTAATTAGTCCAGCCAATAACTCGGCGATTATTGGTATATTCCAGGATTCAATGTTGGGTTGTTTCAGATTTACACGAGAAAATGTCAATTTCACAGCAAGAGATGCAATGAACTTATTAATGATGTTTAATCGTGTAAATGAAAAAGCCCTTTTTGAGAAGGGAAAAGATAAAAAAATATCAAGTTTTGAAATATTATCACAAATCATGCCCCCAATGTCAATCCAATACAAGACAAAGAAATTTGGCGATAATGATGATTTCACAAAATCAAATCAAGTAATTGAAATTAAAAACGGAAAATACATTCGTGGTCAATTAGATAAGAGCACATTAGGTGCAGGTACAAAAGGTCTTATTCAAAGAACATGCAATGATTTTGGAAACATGACAGCATCTGATTTCATCGATGATTTACAAAATATCGTAACAGAATACATGAAATCCAGTGCTTATAGTGTAGGAATTAGTGATTTAATTTCGGATCAAAAAACAAATCAATCCATTATTCAAGTCATTACAGAAAAGAAAAAAGATGTAAAAAAATTAATCGATCAAACACAAATCGGTATATTTGAAAATAATACAGGAAAAACCAATCAAGAAGAATTTGAAACCCAAGTAAATAATATCCTGAATCAAGCATCTGCCGAAGCAGGTAAAATTGGTTTAAAGAGTTTAAACAAAGACAATCGTTTCGTTATTATGGAAAATGCGGGTTCAAAAGGTAGTGAGCTCAACATAGCCCAAATGATTTCATGTTTAGGACAACAAAACGTAGATGGTAAGCGTATTCCTTATGGATTTGAACAAAGAACATTACCACATTTCACCAAATTCGATGATTCACCATTAGCAAGAGGATTTGTTGAAAGTTCTTATATTAATGGTCTTTCACCTCAGGAATTATTCTTCCATGCAATGGGTGGTAGAGTTGGTTTAATTGATACCGCGGTAAAATCAGTTACATGGGAAACTCCTATCGTAATTATTGAAAATAAACAAGCTAAATATATTGAAATTGGTAAATGGATCGATCAACAATTAGAAGAAAATCCTAGAGAAATTCAACATTTTACAGAAAGACAAATGGAATTATTGAATATTAACGAAGGAGATGTATTTATTCCAACTACCGATGAAAATGGAATTGTAACATGGGGCGAAATAACAGCAATTACAAGACACGATCCTGGAACTGAATTATATGAAATAAAGACAAAAAGTGGTAGAAATGTTATTGTTACTGAAAGTAAATCATTATTAATTTGGAATCCAGAAACTAAAAAACTGAAAGAAATGCCTACTCCTGAAATAAAAGTAGGTGACCGCGTTCCAGTAACCAACATGTTATGCGAACCTCCTATTTTATTAAATGAGGTAAATATGCAAAATTATTTACCAAAAACAGAATATGTTTATGGAACTGATTTTAATATTGCTTCTAATAAAATGAGGGAAGATATGACAAAAAAACAAAAAATACCATCTGGATGGTGGGAAAAAAATAATGGTAGTACATTCACTCTTCCATACTCAAAAAAATCTTCACTACAAAGAACAAATATCCGTTCAAATATAAATGTTATTAAAAATGGTTACATTTATCCTTATCATGCCGCTAGAAAGAATACATTATTCAAAGAAACATTTGAATTAAATGAAGAAAATGGAATTTTCATAGGGTTATTCTTAGCTAAAGGAAATGCAGATAAATCTTCAGTAACAATTACTAATCTAAATGAAAATATAAGAGATTTTGTAAAACAATGGTTTGATAATCATAATATAGAATGGACTGAAAGAGAAAGAATAAATAAAATTGGTGGAAAAACGAATACTATTGTTGGAAATTGTGTTTTGTTATCCACCTTTTTGAAAAAATGGGTAGGTCATAAAGCACATAATAAATATGTACCAAGTGAAGCATTTATTGCTAATGAGAATTTTATTAAGGGTTTATTAAACGGTTACTATTCTGGAGATGGATCTATTTCAAAAAATTCGATTGATGTTGGTTCCGCGTCCAAACGTTTAATTGAAGGAATAAGTATGTTATGCTCTAGATTTGGAATTTTTGGAAAAGTTTCCATGTCTCAACTAAAACAAAATAATTTGGGAACCAAAAATATCAAACCAACATATAGATTCGCAATTCGTGCGCAATATGGAAAAATATTCGCAGAAAACATAACATTGTTGGAAAACAACAAAAATGAAAAACTGAAACGTATAGTTTGGAAAAATAATTCTAAATTATTTCAAACTTATAATGATGTATTATTAGATGAAATTACAGAAATTAATATTATTGGTGTAGAAAAGCATCCAAAAGTATATGATTTAACTATACCAAGTACATTAAATTTTGGATTAGCAAATGGTCTTCAAGTAAGAGATACTTCGACAACTGGGTATATTCAAAGAAGAATCATCAAAGGTTTGGAGGATCTTATGGTCAATTATGATATGACTCTTCGTACAAACAAGGGTAAAATCGTACAATTTACATATGGAGATGACGGTATTGATTCTGTTAAAATAGAAAATCAACAAATTCCAATTGTTGGTATGAGTATCCAAGAAATTTATGCTCACTATAATTTACCTGATGAATCCGCAAAGGCTAAAATTATTGGAAAAATCCTAATCAAAAACACCTATACCAGATACAAAAAACAACAAGAGGCACTCAATAAAAAGAACAAAGAATACACTGAAAACATGATTCAAATGAGAAATGAAATAATTCAATATGTATTCAAACACAAGGGTGATAATATTGTCAATTGTCCAGTTGCATTTTCATATATAATTAATAATATCCAAGGACAACAAAATATTCAATCCAATTCATTGGTCGATATTACGCCAGTGGAAGCTTATGAAATGATTGAACAAAACTATGAATTTATGGAACAAAATATGTATGTAAAACCAACAAAATTATTCAAGGCTTTGTATAATTATTATTTATCACCAAAAGATTTGTTATTTGTCAAGCGTTTCAATCGTTCAGCATTGACCATTTTATTGGAGACTATTTCACTAAGTTATAAACGATCCATAGTTGCACCTGGTGAAATGGTGGGAATGATTGCAGCGCAAAGTATTGGCGAGGTATCAACCCAGATGAGTGAAACTGGTAACACACAGCACAAAATTATTTGCAGGAATAAGCTCACAAATGAAATTTCATTAAAATCGATCATTGTTGGAGAATTTTGCGATGATATTATCATGAAAAACCCAGATATGACATTTAACACCGGACACGAAAATAGTGTTGAAACTTTATTAGATAATCTCGAGAATGAATATTATATTGTGGGTGTTTCAGAAGACGAAAAAACTAGTTGGAATAAAATTTCACATATTAGCAGACATCCAGTAAATGGTGAAATGATGAAAGTAACAACAAGAAGTGGTAGAACAGTTGAAACAACAACTAGTCATTCTCATTTAGTCCGCGGTGAAAATCATAAAGTTGCTCCTATTGTCGGTGCAAATATGAAAGAGGGAATGAGAATTCCCGTATCTAGTCACATTGATGATAGTTTTATAAAAGACACAATTGAAATAAACAATCAAACATACAAACTTGATCATTTATTTGGATGGTTTGTTGGTGCATATTTAGCGGAAGGTAATTTAAATCATAATTCTATTGCAATTACCAATATTTCAGAACATTATATTGAAAATACAAAGAAATTTGCAGAGCGATTTGGAAAAGAGTGTAATGTAAGAAAATATCAAGGTGAATATGGAAAAGGCGTTACAACAAAATTTAATTCAAAAGATATTGCAGAACTATTATTAACAACATGTGACACTGGAAGTTTCGTAAAACGTGTTCCTGATTTTGCTTTTACTGCACCACAAGAGTTCAAAGCAGGTTTATTTCAAGGATATTTCGATGGCGATGGTAATTTTAATTGTGATAAAAATCATCATGAAATTCGTTGTTGCAGTAGAAGCGAACAATTAATAAAAGATTTAGCATTAATATTAAATTACTTTGATATTTTTGGAGTTTTAAAAGAAAATACTAGATTTGATAAACCACTATATCATTTAAATATTAGTCCAAAATATTCAAAGATTTACAAAGAAAAAATAGGTACACTTTTACACCAAGAAAAATTAGATAATTTAATAGAATACATTGAAAGAAACGACGCAGTATTTGTAGCAGAACAAATTGATAAAATTAATGGATTGGAAGAAATAGTAGCACATTGTGGTAAAATATTACAACTTCCAGGACAAAGCAGAATTTACGGACATTATAAAAGAAAAAATATTAAAAGTATTGGTCGTAGAACTTTGGAAAAATATTATCAAACTTTCAAGGCACACGAAAAAGCTCATTTAATAGAAAACGAACTTTGTATTCTTAAACAAGCTATAACATCAAATGTCGTGTGGGACGAGATTACTAAAATAGAATATTATACACCAGATCAACAAAACTTCGTCTATGATTTTACTGTTCCAGGTAATCAAACTTTTATGACTGATTATGGTGTCATAGTTCATAACACCCTGAATACATTTCATTTTGCAGGAGTTTCTTCTAAATCCAATGTAACTCGTGGTGTTCCAAGAATCGAAGAAATTCTGTCATTATCAAGCGAACCAAAGAACCCTTCACTCACCGTTTATTTGAACCGAGAAGATGAAGCCGACAAGGAAAAAGCCAGTGCTATTATGTATATGATAGAACATACCAAATTAGAAGAAATAGTTGAATCCGTTGAAATATGTTTTGATCCAGATGATTTAAATACTCTTATCAATGAAGACAAGGCAACAGTAGAACAATATAGAAAATTCGAATCCATGATTGATGAATGTAACAACGTCTCTTTGATGGACGATACTAATGAAAAATCAAAATGGATTGTAAGAATGACAATGGATCCAAATGTAATGTTGGAGAAGAATATTACCATGGACGATGTTAATTTCACATTGAAAAATAGTTATGGAGATGAAATCAACTGTATATATTCAGACTACAATGACGATAAATTGATATTCAGAATTCGTATGAATAATGTATTGAAACCAGGTGCCAAGGGTAAAAAATCAGCAAATCCATTAGATCAATCCGATCACATTTATATATTGAAAAACTTCCAAGATCAATTATTACACAACATTGTATTACGTGGTATAAAAGGAATAAACAAAGTAATATTACGAAAGATCAAGGATAATGTGGTGGAGAATTCAGGCGTTTATAAAAAACAAGACATATGGGTTTTGGATACAGTAGGTACAAATATGATGGACATTTTAGCATTGGACTATATTGATCCAACTCGAACATTTAGTAATGATATTGTAGAGATATTCCATGTGTTAGGCATCGAAGCGGCAAGACAAGCCATTTATAATGAAATTGTAGATGTTATTGAATTTGATGGCACATATATTAATTCTCATCATTTCAGTGTATTGTGTGATAGAATGACAGCTACAAGTAAGATGATTTCAATCTTTAGACATGGTATCAACAATGATAATATTGGTCCAATTGCAAAAGCATCGTTTGAAGAGACACCAGAAATGTTTTTGAAAGCAGCAAAGCATGCAGAGTTGGATACAATGAAGGGTATTTCAGCGAATGTCATGATGGGTCAAGAAGGGTTTTATGGTACAAGTGTTTTCCAAGTTGTATTGGACTTGGAGGAAATGATGAAATTAGAAGAAAATATGAAATACGAACAAACCGAAGACGAAAAAATCATTGAAGAAGCATTTGGAGAAATCGAAGAACCAAATGATTCATGTAGTACAAAGAATCTAACACTACAAAATAATGTAGTAAGTATAAAATTCAGTGATATGGGTGGGGACAACGATTACAACCCAGGATTCATGTAAATAGTGTAAATAGTGTAAATAATCTATTATGTGAAAATTTTAAAATGTAAATATGTAATTAAATAACTATATTTTTTATATGTGATTATAATATAAAAAATATGAATTTATGCAAGTACAAAAATATACTAGGAGAACCTGGAAAAGGTGTTCATTCTTATAAAATATTTAATATTTCAATTGTAGATGTAATTCTTACACTAATAGTGGCTTATATAATATCTTATATATTCAAAAAATCATTTTTTTTGGTTAGTGTTATACTATTTGTATTAGGAATATTTCTACACAGATTATTTTGTGTCAGAACAACAATAGATAAATTATTATTTCCTAATGCACAATAAAAGACTTAAAATTATTGCAATATATTATGTAACCATTATACACCCATTATACACCCATTATACACCCATTATACACCCATTAATAAAATCACAAGTAAAAATGCATAGTCATAAACTATCAAGGTCAATATCACAATTACCACAAGAATTGCAAGATTATATAAATACATATAATGCTGAACATCGAATACTTATGAAAGAGGTTTGTAAAACAATATCCTACAATTATAAACAAATAGAATGTCATAATTGTAGTAATACATTAAGAAGAATAGACCCAGAAACAATAATAATTCCTGGATTGTCATCCCATTATTATTGTTCAATGAATTGTTTTTATGATGATAGACATCAGTAATATTTATATCATGTATCATAATGCATAAATTACTCTTCTGCTATAATCAACAATGTTTTTTTTGCAAGTGCACCGGTCCCAGTTTTTTTTTCTGTATGTTGTCTTCTATTTACAATTTTTTTTATAGCATTCTTTTTCGTACCAGTCGCTTTTTTTCTAAGAGCATTCACATTTTTTGGTGCGGTTACTTCTATTGATTTCGATGATGATGCTGATATATTTTCTTCCTTATCAACCCGTATTTCTTCATTTTGTCCGCTCAGTTCAAGTGGTTCCTCCATTTCCAATTTTGGTTGTTTCTTTTTATAAAAAGTAGTTTTTGTTCGAGTAAAATTTTTGATATATTGTTCTAGACCGTCCTGATCGGATGAGTCATGTTCATCAACTGTCGTCATTAAATCATTTCTACCTTCACAATCATTGAAATCTTTAAGTGAAATAAAAACGCTTCCTTTGTTACTTTTATTTACAATCAATTTATATGCAGGAACAATATCATTAACAACACCAGGAATAACAATGAATGCAAACTCGTCACTCGCATCATTATCAAAAACCAGCATATTGTTCGACGTGTATTTGGTGTCAAATAAATATTTGGAAGAAATGAAAAAACTGGATATCCTGAATTTTGTTAATAAAATCCAATAATCGAGCGTCGTCAAATAATAACTTTCAGAAAACAATAAATCATGAAATGTTATTATTTTTGATTTTACTCGCAATACCAATGATTTTTTCCCTTGTCCCATCAAAATATCTAATATTTGACCTTCATATGTTGGTAAATATTTTTTGTATTCATCATATAATTGTTTGCGTATTGAATTAATAGATAAATTAATACCAACATCTAGCAATACCTGAAACGTACATTCGACAGTTTTATCATATTCCTTTTCACCGCAAACATTTGGGAAACATTTTTTCCATATTCCCGATGATATTTTCTCGTTGATTGTTGGTTTGCACATGAGGGGAGTCGTCGAGGCAAATGGTTCATCGCGCATGTTTGGAACTTCAATAGGTATAGCGACAGGTGCAACAGCAGGACTTGCAACCGGGGCAGAAACCATAAGTTTATTAGGATCATATTTAACAGTGTTATCATAATGCTCTGTTAAAATTGGCTCTACTGAATCGTATGTATTGTGTTTTACATATTTATTTCGTGTAGCTGGAATGAGACCTTCAAAATATTCTTGTGTTATCAACGATTGAAACAATAATATTTCATCGTCATTTAGATTATATCCCATATTTTCAAAAGATAAGTAGGATTTTGGTTCAAAAATGTATTTGTTGATACGTATATATCGAATTAATTCATCCGCCATTTTTTCATAATATATCAGCTCATTGTTTTTACCAGTAACTAGATTCTTTTTGGGTAATATAAGTTGACATGTATTTCCGTTATCAGAAACAACACAAAGAGGCGATTTCATAGAACATTTGCTTTTCTCTCCAGAGTCCCCATCACCAACACCAGTCGATCTGGTAACACATGTAGTTATTTCGTTTATCATATCATAATTATAATTATCCGTAAAAATAACACTATTCTTTCTCTCGACCAATTCTTTCAGTAGTTTTTTTATAATTTCAATTTTCGAATAGTACAATAGATAAGTTTTTTTAATTTCGCTCTCAATGGATTCACGTAACTTGATATTTTCATAATCATTCAATAAAATTCGTATGGTTGTACGAAAAACTTGATAAAATTCATATTCCATTCTAATTTTTTTTATATATTCGACACGTTCTGTGTCAACACGATTCGACAATGCAATGGAAACATCCACATTTTCTAATTTACTGGTACCATAACCATCACCATCACCCCTAGCACTATTAACAACATAATGTTGATCTTTCAATAAAGCCAAATCATCTTTTACTTCCTCACTTTCAATAGAAACCGGCTCAGATAATTGAACAACCTGATTTGTTTGTGTTAAAAACCCAACAATCATTTCATCTTCGACAATTTTTAAAATGGGATTACTCGGTATTTTTCCCTTACTCTCTCTATAAACATCTAACAGATAGTACAACGTATTTGAATATGTATTCCATATATCTTTATCTGTCATAAATTGATAATCATAATTTTCATTAATAGAGGAAGGAAAACATGGGATAAATCCGTTACCTCGGGCATTACTTTTTCTACCCTTCACCACAACAACACCTATTACTTTATTTTGATAATTTACCACCTGTTGTAAAACAGTATATTTAATTTTATCCAAATTATGGAGTAATTCGTCCAATAAAATAGGTTGAGTCATTTTGTACAAGTTGGGAATACTAGGAATGGGGAGGCACATATTTTGAATATATGGTTTTACTACCTTTTTAAAGAAATCGCGCATAGTAACGGATAATTTTGTATCATACTCACTAAATAATTTACCAATAAATAATGTTTCACTTGATTTATTAAAACGGTATGAATAAATAGGTTCAAAAAATCCATCTTGTTTGATCAAAACCAATGTAGGTTTTTTACCGTCAAATAGATGACTTGAATAATGATTGGTGGGACAAATAAAATCGACGTTGTTTGTAATGTCATTATTTGGAATTTCCAAAATAACTAGATTAATCCCACTATTAAACAAAAGTGGGTTAGGTCGACAAACAATATCCCATAAATAAGTATAGTCAATTACACTATCACTACTTCTCAAAAAATCAATGAAATTTTCAAATGAATTGACAACTTTATTAAAAACCCTATCTTCCGAAACACTTTCAATCGTTTTTTTATACAAATTGGAGGTTTTGTATTTTTCCATTTTTTTATTATCCATAGCAATATCTCCAGTAATAACCATATCCGTTTCGACCATAAATGTATTTACTAAATCACCATTTTGAAAAGTAATAAAAGAATCAATTGTTAAAGACTCGATAATAATTTCTTTCATTTTTTTTATACTGGGTATTTGCATAGGTTGTTTATTTTCATCCAATTTCGTGAAAAAAATAGCATCAGCAATGCATCCAATAAAAGACTGATTAACATCGGATTCTATTCCGTGTCTAACCAAACAGGTATGATCCGGTTTAATATTTGTATTATTTTTACTAATTTGACAATTATAATTTACCTCCATAAGAATTTTTTGAATGGCAGTAGGCAAATATCCCCATCGTCCTTTTGAAATAGGAAACTTTTCAGGACCGATCACATAATTTTCCAATTCAGGTGTTTTTTCTTTTTTCTGTGGTTGTGGTAGTTTTTGGGATTCCGAGTCCTCTTCCAACCCCACCACATCATTTTCACCTAAAATTTGACTTTTAATCGTCTTTGCAATTTCTTTTGGTTGATTGCCTATATCAGGTATTACATTTTCCGAGCACGATTTTCTTCTCTCCAATTGTTTTGGAGTACTCCAACTGTTGAAACAACATGGAAGACAATATCCGTCTGGATGTTTATCAACTTGAAAACCAGGATAATGTTTGTAATCTGGATCATTTTTTGGAGGATTGTAAAATTCATAAATGTACTTATCTTTTGGAACTTTTTTCGCTGTTTTTGGAATTATTTTATCCTCCAACTGGTTATCCGCTATTTCTTTTGGTGTTATTAATGAATTCGTTTTTAAATTCCAATATCTAGGACATACATAATAATATTTATTATCAGGATTGGAACCATATTTAATAACATCTTCTTCTTGTAAAAACCCTTCATTTTCTTTATTGATTTTATCTAATTCTGATTGTGTTAAAATAACTGGTTGTCTACGAGTAGTCGATGGACATGTTCTAGAATATCGATTGTATTTACCTTGTTCTTCTTTTAAAATTAAAACCGGTTCACGTTTTTCCAATCTTTCCTGAAATAAAAATGGATTACTCAATTTCATACCAACAATATCTTTTACATTATTTTCTATAGGTGCATCATCACCACCACCATCACCACTATCACCACTATCACCACCACCATCACCACCACCAATTTTTTCACGTGAATTTTCATCCTCCTCTTCTTCTTCCTCTTCATCATCATAATCGCCATAAAATATATTCAAGACATTTGCAATTTTTTCTTTTGCTTCTCTCTGATCGTTCTCACTTTCTATATTATCATCACCATGATCACCATCATCACCATCATCACCCATTTGACTCTTTGTTTCTTCTTTTTCAATATCTTCCATTTCCAATTTATTTATTTCTTTATTCATATCATTTTCTATCAATGAAGATTCCGACGCGGATATAATATCGTCTAATTCTACGTTTAATATTTCTAATTTTTTTGCGATTGTTTTAGAATTGAAACACAACTTGTTGATTTTTTCAGGTGAAATTCCTGTACTATTCCTATTTTGTGTTAAACGCACCATGGTGTCCAAATATATTGGAATAGTATCCAAATAATTTATATTGTTTATGTTGTCCATTGTGATTGTAATTTGACTTTTTTCTTTATTCAAATGAATGTTTGTTTTAAAACCAGGGTTATTTCGAATAGTAACTGTTTTTCGTTTTGCAGTGCGTTGTAATTCTGCTTCACTAACAATTTTTTCAAACAAATTAATGGCGTCATCTCTTGACATATCAGGATAACTTTGCAATAATGCATCTATAATTTCAGCACCGCGTAACCCTTCATTTTGTTTTTCAATAATAAATGCCTCTTGACTAGTTACTTTGTTAAAATTTGCTACTTTTTTAAATCTCAATTGTATATCATTTACAACATCAGCGGATTCAACAACAAAAATACTAGAAATACAATTCGTTAATTCGCTTATATTAATATTTTTATCAATTTCAATAATTGTTTCATATTTTAAATTACTAATTTCAATATTATCTGCGTCAAGTGATTCGAATAAATTAATTTTATAACCATTTTGCAATAAAAAATCATTTAAATTGTTTATGATTGGATTAATATTTGTTTTAAATAAAGTGTTTATATCATCCAGCATCATAGTAGAATTAAAATTTCCAACAATAGAAATAATTCCATTATTTTCAAACTCACATGTTATGGTATAAGCATTGTTATTGAAGACATTTTCTATGTAGAGCGAAACCATTTTATCTCTTCCCAATGTTTTCACCAGTTTTAAAATAGTCGCTTTGTTCAAATAAGGAATTTTTCTACCATCAATAGAAAGTTTGTCAGCGTAAAGTCTGTACATATTCTCTTGTCGTGATGCTGGATTGTATTTTACCAATGGCACATCTTTTGAAGCGTGTAATAATTTAAAAATTACATCAATAGGAATATGTGTACTATAAGAAGGATGCATTACAGCTCTAATATGTGTAATTCCTTTTTTGTCATACTTTAATTCACTTTTTCTCTCCATGTATACATCATAAAATAAATTGGTTATATTAAATGATTCGATGACTACCGAATTATTGACCTTTTTATTTTGTTCTAACAAATTTTCACGTTTTTTATCGAGATCTGATAGAGAGAAAATGTCATTAGAAAACAAAAAAGGATAATAAACTTTAATAATATAATCATCGCTATTTGCACCCGTACCCGAGTCCACTTGATTCAAAACATCGGACGCCAAACATAAATAAATATTGTTATTAATTATTGAGCCTGTATTTAATAAAAGTTCACTATTTGATGTTGTCAAAGCACGTTTGGTTTGTTCAATAAAATCATCGCGATTTCTATTATCAAATGGATTATATACATAGGGATATTCGTTGTTTATTAAATAATATTTTTGTCCAATAGCCTTATTCATCCAAAATGTTTTTCCATCTATATTTAATGAAATTATATCATCAAAATCAAACACTGCCTTATTTTTTATAGTTTCTGGAATTTGAATATCAACACTATTTCCCTCACTATCACGAATAATATTCAATAAAAAATTATAGAGTCGTGTTTTTGTTAAACCGAAACGTTTATTCTGTGTTAGTGTTTCATAAATAGAAACAGCGTTAAGAGTTTCTTGTTTCATACAAAATAAATACATTTCCTCTAAAGCAGGATTTTTGTCTCTATAAGAAAGTTTTGAAAGTTCATCCGCGATTTTAATTTTAATGGTTCCTATTGAATCGTCGAAATGAATTTTTTGTTCTAGAAAAAAAACGGATATATTATCATTTTTAATATTTGTTAATTCCTCATCATTGAAGATTTCTGGATAAAATAATTGGTTATTAGGGTCCATTTTAAATAATTGATTTAAATCTTTATCGGAAGGAAAATAACCATAAAAAACATATATTGTATCAATTCTATTTTGATTTATTAAATGATTTATTTTATATATTGGTAATGTCTTTTCATTGTTCGTCATATATATTCTGTCTATTTTTTTTACAGTAAATATGTTTAATAAAAAATAATATCAATATATATTAAAAAAATAATATCAATATATATTAAAAAATAATAATTATCGATTAAAACAATGTGTTCAGGAATTAGAATAATTTGTAAAGATGGTTCTGTCTTACTCTGTAGAACAATGGAATTTGGTGTGGAATTAAAATATAATATTAGCAAAACAAAAAACATAATAGGTGTTACAACCGATAATTATTACGTGGATGGTTTAAACAAACATGGATTGTCTGTTATGACATTTTATTTCCCCGGTTTTAATCAATATATTGATATTAACAGTATTTCTGAAAACGACAATATAATACCGCTAGAATCAATTAGAGTGGCGAATTATTTGTTAGAAAACGCCACTTCTATTGAAGATATAAAAAGAATGGCATCAAATATTCGCGTAACCACAGAAAAATACAAAAGATTTAATATGGTAATGCCTTTTCATTGGTTCTGCGCTGATAAATCTGGTGAATGTATCATGCTAGAATGTATAAATGGCGTACCAACTGTTTATGACAATAAGTTGGGTATTTCTACTAATTCACCTACATATCCAGAACATTTAATATCATTGCAGGCGTATCCTGATTTTTCACAGTATAACAGTGAGAAAAAACACATTTCACAAGGCAGTGGTATGTTAGGGTTACCAGGTGATTTTACGAGTATTTCCAGATTCATTCGATTAAACGTATTCCAACAATTTCACGACGAGCCAAAAAACGTATTAGACGGAATAGCAACATCGTTTCATATTTTGAATAACTTTGATATAGTAAAAGGATTTATTATAGATAAAAAAACAAAAGTGGAAGAATATACACAATATACTATAGTGTACGATTTGAAAAATTTTGATTCATGGGTTAGACCATATGGAGAACCAACCATACGAAATTTGCGCAATCCAAATATCCCTTTTTTTACGTCTTATATTGTAAAAAATAAAAATGGTTATAAAGTTGTAAAATGCAAGAGTGTTAAAACTTTAAAGGCGTGTAGAGAGAAAAGTAGAAAAAACGTGTAACTTGTCACTCGAAAAATTTATTGTTTTTTACAAATCATAAAATGGATTATCAGATATAGTCATACCGCAATATTCTTCAGGTTTTTTCTTATAATCAACTGGATCATATATATTCGCAGTTTTGGCATTCTCTAATAAAAATTTGAAATTTTGCCAGAACTCTTGTTTGTGTCCAATACTAACAGTCATAATATGAGATAATTCATGAATTGCTACAAAAGTAAGAGTATTAACATCGATTAAGTTATTGTTATCCTCTTTCTTCTTGTTCAAACAAAATGCAATTTTCTCTCCCTTATTCTCACTATACGCAGTCAATTCACTGTTAGGCAATGTTTCACTTATTTTTTTTGGATTGAAACCTTTTACCAGACGCTGAACCTTTGGATCATTAGGATATTTTTCATTCACATAATCGACTAAATCTTTGCATTTTGTTGTAACAGTAGCCAATAAATTTGCTGCAGGTTTTACTTTATTACGATCGCGAACGCAATATTTATTTCCATCTACGCCTGATATGATGCATTTAAGTTGAAATGAATCAGATTCATAATATATTCTTAAACATAGAATAATAATAAGAATTATAAATAAATATCCTAAAATGTTCATACCTGTCATTTGATTTGATGTATGTTGTATTAGCTAATTTGATGTAATTTAATATAATATTATGAAAGGTGGTTTATATAATTAACTGATTTTATATATTTTGCATTAAAAATGAAAAATATGTAAATTAAATTTTTATTTTGCTATTTTGCTATCGTGTTATAATTTTACTTATTGGGAACCACAACCAATCTCTAAAGGTGGTCTCATGAAATCAGGAGTGATTGTACTTTGATTCCATGGTCCAACATTTAATTGTGGATTTGGAGGTTCGGAACGAATTTGAAGATTGGAGTTACGCAAACTTGAACCAATTGTATCAATACCAATGTTGAATCCAGCATTTAATAAATTAATATTGGATAAGAAACCCTTTCCATTAGGATTCAATGAAGCCCATTGACTGTTAGCATCTTTTGGTAATAGTTCTGCTGGGTTTTGAATATTTGGTTTTGAACATGATGTTGGAAGACCTGGCATACTAGTTTGTGTTCCAGGCATAACAGGAGCAGGTGTTATATCATTTTGTAAAGCATCAGCACTAGATGGTAATACAACACTATTAAGAGGATTTGATTGATTATTCATTCCATTTGGCATCATACCACCTTGCATATTACCTGATTTGTTACTGTTACTGTACTGTGAACCCATTAAAGAATTCATACTTTCTGAACCATATTTACCCTTGGAATCTAAATGTTTGTAAAATTTGTAAATAAAATAAACTACTACGAATAAACATATGACTAAAACAAATATATGTTCTGTCTTTGTCTTTTTAAATAAAGTTGACATGCTCATTATATAAAATTAAGGATAAAATAATTTTAAAAAATAATTTTTAATTCATATAAATTCAAACATATATGAAAGTTTGATTTACTGTTTTTATATGAATTAAAAATCTTCATTGTTTTTGTCATATTTGTCATATTCGTCATATTTGTCATATTCGTCATATTCGTCATTCTCATCCTCTTCGCTTAAATCTACATCTTCTAATAAATATGCTTCCTTAATCTTTTTTGCTTCTAAATAACTTTGTATGGCCATTTTTTTTGCTTCTTTTGCCTTTATTTTTGCTTTATTAAATAAATCATAATAAACTTCGTTTGGTTTTTTCAATTTCATAACAGGTATTTCTAAAGTATTTGTACTTTCTGGTAATAATTCTTCTATATCTAAAGTGATTTCATTTAATTCATTGTTAATATCATTGTCTAAAACATTGGAATCAATTGCAATAGCTGTATTTTTTAATTGATCTGTTTTATTATCTAATTTATTACTAACTATTCCTAGAGTATCATTATTATCGGAGTTAGAATTTTCCATTATATCATTCAAAATATAATCAGTGATATCATCCTTATTTTTTTCATCTAAAGTCTCTAGTTGTTTATCAATTTTTTCATCATATTCTTCATCAAAATCCAATTCTTTTATTTCTTCTAGATTTGCTGTAACGTCCGCAATTCCTTCCTCATTTTTTGTAGATGATTCTATTTCATTCGTTTTTTTATTGATATCCACAGCATCCACAGCATCCACAGCATCCACGTGTTCCTCAAGTGGTTCTATCTGCTTTGTATTTTTCAATGTTTGAATTAGTCCACTATTATGATGATGTTTTTTTATTAAACAATTCTCAAATATAATGTCTACATTCATCGTCATAATTTGTTTTACTTCGACTTCTATTTGAAAATTACGTGTAGTAAATCGAATCCCTTGTATTTCTAAAATAGATATGAAATTTGTTTCCGCATTGATATCATCAACATTCATATTTTCTTCATTTTCATTAAATATTTTTATCATAGGGTTTCCATTTAAATAATTGGTTTTGATGTTACTTCTTAATAAATAATATTTACATGATTTGTAGACTTTAATAGGACTACTAAATGCTGATTCGATATCTGTTAATTCAAGTGGATTTTGAAACCATTCATTCGATTTATCATATATACGTTGTTGACACGTACTTTCTAAATTAATAAACCATTGAACGATCGATTCGTCGCTATTATTAAACAACAAATCAATATACATTTTTTTTCCATTTTTGATGACACCTTGTTTTGATACACATTTAGGACATTGAATATAAAGTGATTTATTATTGCATAGTATTTTAGTAAAATATGCACCACCTTGGATAGCATTGGGTTGTCCTAAAGTAATATTTTCAAAATTAAAGTTTTCGTTGGGTTCAAAAATATTTTCCATATAATCGGTATCTGTATGGGTAATTTATATTTATTGGTTCTATAGAAAAATTATATTATATCGACACGCAAAAAATATAAAAAAATAATATTATTCAAGTTTATTATTATTCTTATGAAGGATACATTGGTAAATCAATGTTTAGCGCTTTTGAAAAGAGAAGATATAAAAAAAGAAATTAAAACATTTTTAACTCCTATAATGGATGTAATTGTTAGTATAATGACTCCATATATGTATATAGGATTATCGCTTATACTAATAAATATTTTGATTATTTTAGTAAATATTATTTTGTTGTTATATTTAGTTCGTAATAAATCAATTATATCGAAGCATTCGTAATTTATTTTTTTTATACGTATAATATATAATAACACATTCAAAAACAAAGCCAAACCGCAATGAGACATAATACAAAAAGACATGGAAAAAGAATGAGTTCAAGAAGACAGAGACGTGGAAATAGAATGATGATGAGAGGTGGATATGTGAATCCAAATAGTCAATTTAATGCATCTACATATGTTCCTACTCCAAACGGAATTGGTGCATCAGAAAATGGTGTTAACGTTAATGGTACATTTGCCAATCAAATGAATTATTCTGATAGTTCTTCTATGGCAATGAGTAATGCAATAGATAAAATAAGTCCTGCTATTATGGCTTCATCACAATCAGGTGCAAACTCAATCCAAAATGGCGGTAAAAAAAGACAATACCAACAACAATACCAAAACCAGTTTCAACAACAAAACAATAGACAATACCAAAACCAACAACAAAACCAAAAAGGTGGTGTTTGGAATCAAATGATTGGTGAAGCAGTTGCTCCTTTAGTACTTTTAGGATTACAACAATATTATGGTCCTAGATCAAAATCAAACAGAGGTAACAAAGGTAAGAGAACAAGAAGATTCAGAAAATAAAATAAAATCATAAATCTACCCCCAAAACCAAATTATATTTGCTTAAAAAACAAAAATTAAATATAATTTTATTACAGTATGGATAAAAATACAGAAAAACAAATACAACAATGGGTAATATTAGACAACCAATACAAATTGGTACAAGAAAAAGCCAAAGAGCTTCGAGAGAAAAAGCATTCGTTACTAGAATCAATAACAACAAATGGTGGATTGTCTACTAATTCAGTTATTAATATTACAGATGGTCGTATTAAATTAGTAAACACACATACAACAACTCCATTAACATTTACATATGTAGAAACATGTTTATCTGAAATTATAAAAAACGAAGAACAGGTTAAAAAAATCTTAGATTATTTAAAGAAGCGGAGAGAAACGAAAACCGTTACTGAACTAAAACGATATTATAATACAAGTAGTGAAAAATGAAACTAAAATAAAAATAAAACAACCTTATTTTTCATCGTATAATAATAAAAATATATATAAAAATATATTTATAATATAAATATATTTCGAGATTATGTCACATGATTTACAAGAAGAACAAAATGAGCAAAACGAACATTTTATGAAAGAACATGATATGGTTTTTTCAAAATCGCAAAATGGCGATATAACAGGAGGTGGGTTTAGTATTAATTCGGCGCTTTTGAAAAATATTACGAAATTTGGCGGATCACCTATTGAAACTCTTCAAACCATGATTGGTGGTGAAAAACAAGATGAACATATGGTAGTTCCATTCGGTTTATTTTATAAACAAGAAAAAATGTTGCAGAAAAGCTTATATAATTCAAAAAAAGAAACGGATACAGACGTGAACGATGATAATGAAATTTCAGATGACCTTTATGACCAATTGCTTAAAAAGGTCAATGCGAATGGTGATAGTTATGATAAATCAAAGAAATCGAGCAAGTCGGAAAAGAAAAAATCAAGAAAAAATAAAAACAAACTCACAAAACAAGTTACTAACCATAAAAAAACAGCAAAATCGTCACTCGTGTAAAATTACTCTTCAAAATGTTTATTTAGTTTATCGTAACTGTCAGGATTGTTCGATTTACATATTTTATGAGTGCCAATACCAAGGTCACATCCCTCAGATTTATTACAAACATGCAAACATTGATCTATTTTTTTTATCCATCTTATACATTTTTCATTAATGATTTTATTATCATCGGCTTTTAAGTAGGATGTTGTTTTATTTGTTGTTGGATTGTCGATTGTATATTCCATTGTACAGTATAATACAAAGAAGTTTTTATTATTTATTTATAGTAAATAATAAAAATAAACTACAAATACAAATACAGGTAGATTACGTATCTACGTGCTCTATTTGAATATAGGACGGCTCAAAATCATAGTTGTTTTTAGCGAATTCTTTGAAGTTATTGTAAGTCAAATTATTATCCCTGTCGCGAAACTCTTTAATTTTTTCCACGATATCACTTGAATCTCTATAACGTATGCCATTTTTACCATATAATTCAAAAGGATAAAATAACAACAATTCTGGAAAATATTGTTGCATAAAAGTAGCCAAACATTTGTATTCACTAAACCGATAATATGTTTTTGATAATGATATAATTATTTTTATCCATGATTCCATCGTTGTATTTGTCTTTGTAATGTGTCTTTCTTCTATAAAAGCAAAAAAACGTTCTAAAACATTATGATGCATTATAAAATGGTGAGGTACAAATGTACCGTTAACAATCGGTTCAATTGAATCCAATCCTATTAAATTTTGAATTGATTTTGCATATTCATTTTTATTAAATTCATTTTTGGAACATTCTTGTAAAATAGCAAATTTATACATACCATCAATGGAATCAAATAAATTCCATTTTTGTAAAACAACTAGATCGGAATCCCAAACAACATATGGATCTGATAATTTTTCAATTTGTTTATAAGCACCTAATTTTAATATCTGTTGATACCACCAACCAAATTCTCTCGATTCCGTGTCTATAAAGCTATAATATTGTTCTATGTCATGTTTAGTTAAACCATAATTTTTTATGAAAAACTCATCTTCATTTATGGTAGTAATAATAGTGTTTTCAATATTCCATTTTTCTATAATACTGTCTAAATATATGGCATCTTTTGAATTAGTTATAATATATATATTTCTTGGATGATAATTATGAACAATAGATTCAATCGTTGTTCTAATTATCATATTATTTTTACACAATGGAACTACAAAATCTATTTTACCCATATCACTTATTTTACCCATTTATATATCCGATTATTTTTTTGTTATTTGTTATTTGTTATTTGTTATTTGTTATTTCTATAATTTACTCCATCTATCATTATTAAATGGTGACACGATTATATTTGGTAATTGTCCTTTCCAATATTCAACTTGCTTTTCCATTAACATTTCTTCCTTTGTTAAAGGATAAGGAGATGTATTTTCCATTAATTCTTTTTCGATCTCTGTTCGTCTTGGTTTATTTCCATAACAATTAACACCGTAACGAACATTAGGATTCGCCATATAACCACCATTAATTCCTGGACGACCACAATCATGTTCGTGTCCTTTAATTGTTTGCAACGTATTAAATGTTTTTTTCTGTGTGGGAAATAACGCCATTTGACCTTCTGACCATCCATAATTACACCATTCAGCACCCCTAACATAAGCATCTTCTAATTCATCATATGTAGCTAATTTAGCATCATAAGCACTACATATTGATTGTGCTTGCGAATAAGTATAATTATTTCCAGGAATATTAAAAACTTCCTTGTATAATTTGATTTCTGGAACTTCCTTTGGTGGACCTGTTGATTGAGACATTGGTAAAGGAGGTGTTTTACTAGCTGTCAAATTCACCTGAGGATTTCTCGTAAATAGTTTTTTTATAGATGCAATTATAGTAGTATTTTCAAATTTTCTATATAAAAATGATATTGTTATGACTATTACGACTATTATTATGATGGTTATAATGTGAGATTTGCTACCACCAGTAGAACTAGTAGACCCATTAGAATCACTGCTTCCACTACTAGATGAACTATCACCAGAATTATTTTTTCCTAAAGAACTTAATGAAGTAAATAATAAGACAAATACTATTATCACTACTAGAAAAATAATTAAAACACCGGGTGTTAAATTGAAGTTTTTAAAGAAGTTTGAAAATGAGTTTTCTAGATTACCATTTCCTCCATGTAACAATGGAAAATTATATATATTATTATCATTTGTATCATAAACGGAAGGGGTCGATGAAGTATTTGATGTTGTACTAGGTTGTGGTGTACTCGTTGATGTCGAGGTTGTACTAGGAGTACTTGTTGATGTTGAGGTTGTAGTAGGAGTACTAGGAGTACTAGGAGTAGCTGTCGAGGTTGATGACGTATTATTTGTAGTTGAACTAGAAAATTGTGAATTAACGTTATATTTGCTTTGATCCACTGATGTAGTTTTATTTTCTCTTAAATCATTTAATACCATGTTTATTTTATATTTTGTTTAATACTATTTATATAAAATGTATATACATTAACGAATTATTTTTTTTCTATAAAAAAGACAATATGCCTTTGAACTAATTAACATACCAGGATTTATTTCTGAAACACTTGTATCATTAAAATTATACCATTTATTATTCGCATTCTTCACATAAGCAGTATAATGACCACCATGAACGCTTCCACTGTGATTGCATATTCCATATAAATCATAAACATAGTCGTCTTTTTTATATCCAATTACATATTTTGACAAATCTAGATTTTCAACAGGGAATTCGATTAATTTTTGATTCTTGTTGTTGTTGTTGGAAAATCGTTTTAAATCTATTACTAAAATACTTGGGAAACTCCAAAACAATATTTGTCTTTTAACATTTTCATATGATTTTGATGCTTCATTGTACCACGCATTATCACCTTCGAATATTTCTTCTGATATATATAAATCAAAACAGTCATACAATGAAGGACTTTTATTTTCTGGTATAGGTAAATTGATAATAAAAAATGGTTCAGGACTATTGTTCAAAATTTCATTTGTTTCTAAAGATTTTATCTGTGAAACATGAACTGCATAAAATAAATTCCATATTTCAGAGTATTCATTTTTATACATTTTTTCAATCATATTAAAGCATAAAACTGCGATTTTATCCTTCTCATTTTCAGGGGTTCCATTGATTGACATTTTAACTTGTCTAGATAATGTGTTATGAAAGCAATCAATGATAAACAATAAAAATTCTGAGACATCGTTCTGAGAGAAACCAGTAAAAATGTCAACATCCTTCAGTTTCGCAACTTTTTGTATTGTTGTTATAAATTTACCAGGAGATATGATGCAATTATCTTTCCACATAATTTTTCTTAAATTATCCCATTCAATTAATAGAGCACTGTCGTATTTATTATTTATTTTTTCTTTGTATGTTTCTAATTCCAAAAAATCATTTAATTCATATGTATGAGATAATATCTGCATACATGAATTAATAAAACATGTATTTCCCAAATTGCATAAACCAGATAACCCTTTATTTTTATATTTATCAAAATTAATTGAAGTTATATTCATATTGTTTCTTTATTATTATTTCGGATTTGTTTGTTATTTATTTATCACGTTTGTATTATAAATATAAGGTATTTTAGCTTTATTATAATTATTTATACATATATTTAAATAGATGTATAAATAATATATTATTATAATACTTTATATATTTATTTAACACTCTACTAGTAATATGAATACTAACAATGAAGAAAATGTCAATAATCAAAATGTCAATAATCAAAATGCTATGTTTAATTTAGAATTGCGCGGTGATAACGAAAATATGTCTTTGTCACCTACAACTACATTGGATTCAAGTGAAAATATAAACACAGATACCATTATCAATGAAAATCAAAGCGATAATCAAAGCGATAATCAAAGCGATAATCAAAGCGAAAATAACTATTATGGAAGATGCAGTAATTCAACCCCATATAGATACAATTATGAAAATAACATAAATCGTAATAATCGTAATAATCGTAATAATCGTAATAATCATTATTCTAGTGGTAGATGTAGCGAATGCAACTTTGTAGACAGGAATAATTACATAAATACAGATAGGTTGCGAAATATACATAGGGATAGATATAATTACGGTGACATATATCGTGATTTAGAGCGTGAAAGACAACAAGAAAGAACAATGTTAAATCAAATATATAATGAATTATTACATCAAAATAATTTGTTACAATCTATGAGAATTGATATTAGTAATATATGGAATCGTATTAGGACAAATGATGAATATTCGAGATCTAGATATCATCATAATAGAAACAATACCACTAACAATAGTAGACAAAATGGTTCATCTAATCCCCGAATTAATATAAATGGAATACCTTATATATTGGAAAATATTCAACATTTTAATGCTTTCCCTAGAACAACACCCAATGCTACTACATCTGCTAATTTTATCGATTCATTTATGAATTTAATGGATTTTCAATCAAACGTACCAATTATTCCTACGAGAGAACAAATATTGAATGCTACTCGTGAAATTCAATTTGGTCAAATAGAAAATCCCATCAATACAACGTGTCCTATTTCATTAGAATCATTTCAAGAAACAGATACAATAACACAAATATTGTATTGTGGTCATAATTTTAATACTAGACAATTAAATACATGGTTTCACTCAAATGTTCGATGTCCTATGTGCAGATATGATATTCGAGATTATAATAATGATTTAGACGTTCATTTAGAAACACCAATGCCAACAATGCCAACAACTGAGGCATTAGATATATCAAATAATAACACATACAATTCGGAGAGAAGAACCAGATTTTCACAGAGACAACCGTTTGAAAGTAGTATTAATAATATTGCTACTAATTTATCTACAATAGCAATGGATACAATTAACGAGCTATTTGATATAAATAACAATAATTTTGAGGAAAATGGTGATAGTCGATTTATGTTTGATCCGTCAAATAATATACTATTGTTTGAAACAATAGTTAACAATGGAAATCGTTTTCGATATAGAAATAATAATTCAAATAATCAAAACAGCGATCCAAGAAATATCGTTTAAAAAAAAATATAAATATAACTTTAAAATATAAATTAAAAATGTCAAATGTATTTTTTTTGAAGTTAGCGAGAGAAAACAATAATGGTTTAAGTAATCAATTGTTATCATTAATATCAGGAATTTTATATTGTATAAGAACAAAAAAAGAAATGTTAATAGTTGACAAATTTTTAACAGAAATTAATACAAATTGTTATTGTTCAATATCACAAGTGTTTAATTTAATTGAAATAAACACTTATTTACATAAATATAATGTTAAAATAGCAGATGGATTTAATATTAATAGTAGTGCATTTAAACCAATATCATGGGATGTTATAACTTTAGCAAAAAAACATGATAATAAAAGATTACTGGCTTTTATTGATGAAATTTATAGCAATTTGTATTTTAGTAAATATTTAATTTCTCATGCTCTAGATTTTATAAGTGAAAAACTGAATTATGAATCGATTAATTTAAATCAATCGTTTGACAATGTTGACATGGAAATCAAGGAGATAAACGAGACAAACGAGACAAATGAAATTATTTACAATAATCAAAAAATTAATGTTATCCATTTAAGACTTGAAAATGATGGTATTGAACACTGGTCGAATCAGAATAATATGCATCCAACTGTTTTTAAACGATTGTTGACAATTAAGTATATTGAATTAATAAAAGAAAATATCAATAAGGAACATATAACAGTTCTACTAACAGGTGATACAAATAACGATGTAGTTCAATTCATGAAAGAAAATGACTATAATGTTATGTTTATAGATAAAAAATTTAGTGGTAACCAACCAGGTCGTGAATTAAATGCAATTATCGATTTAATAATAGGTAGATACTGTAACAATGTATTTATAGGTTGTGTTGGTTCTACATTCAGCGAATTATTATTAAAATATATTCCTGATGAAATTGACGAAGGTTTTGTTCAAAAAATTACTTTTGATTTGAATAATATACTTGCATAACAAACTTTATCTTACAACTTAAAATAATATAAATATATACTTTATATATATTTATAAAATCATCATGTCATCAAGTGAATTAACTAGCAGAAATCGTTGTAAATGGAATGTAAATGAAATTCTTTCTTTGCAACGTGAATATGAATTATATGAATTATCAATTCAAGAAATTGCATTATTACATAAAAGAAGTGCATTTTCTATTTTACATAAATTAGAGAAAGAACAAATAATTGTTAATTTTAATGATGCAAGAGGATATGACAAAATAAATTTTTGGAATGACGAATATCATAGTGAAGAAGATGAACAATCGGATGAACAATCATATGATAATGAACACGATAAAGAATATGAAGAACCAAATAATCAGGAGAATGTAATTAATTTATCACTGCAACTTCCACCAAGTAGTGATAGTGATAGTGATGATGATAGTGACAGTGATAGTGATCATCCTGAAATCGTATCACATACACAAAATATTGATGATATTGATGTTGTATATTTTGAAGATGAATTGATGAAAAAAGTCCATAGTGTCAACATTAAAAAAAGATACGAAAATACGACGCTTTTTGATATAGTATATGAATTAATTGAACGCATTGAATGTTTAGAAGACAAAATAGTTTCAATAGAAACTGCAAATTCAAATTCATTTTTTGCGTTCGTCAAAAATTGGTTTTATGCAAAAAGAATATGCTAGTAATAAATAAAATTTTATAAAAAAATCATATTTTTATAAAATTTACACATTTACACATTTACACATTTACTCTAAAAACTCATCAAATAGCAACGCTTTAACCTCCTTATTTTTCATCTGTTCTAATTTTGTTTGATATTTTTCATTTGTTATGTCGTTATCATATAAGGCCAACAAGTCTTGTATTTCTTGTTTGAATTTTTGAATTTTTAATTCTTTGTTTTGCATTTTCCATATTTTTTCCAACACAAGAGCAAATACTTGTTGTACTGGTTTCATAATTTGATTGGTAATGTAAAACCCATAATCTATTTTTAAATTTTTCTCCGCTATGTATTTTGGTGTCTCTATCTTATCACCTTGTAATAGTTTTATTTTTGGAACTTTTACCTTTTTAGGTTTTGGAGCTGGTTTTGGTTTGGCTGGCGCTTTTTTTCGACCTCGACCTTTTTTAACTCCTTGTTCCAATTCCTGATCAGGCTCTGGTTCTGGTGGATTATTCTGAATTTCGACTATAGGTTCTGGTTCCGGGTCAGATTCAGCCAGAGGTTCCAAGCTAGGATGTTTTATATAAACAAATGGAATTCTGTCACCTGAACCAATCTTATTACCAGGATCGCGTTCCATTATTCGATCCGCTAATACTTTGTGTGCAATTTGTTGTGGGTTTTTATAACCTGAACGCAACGATTTTGTTATGATTAATTTTTCAATCGGGTATTTTTCTTCTACTATGTCGCGGAGACATGATTTCAAAAATGCGATTGATTTCTGAATATCTTTTTCCTTCATCAAAATATCGATAATTCCACCATAAACATCTTTAACAATAGGCGCATTATCACGACGTTTTAGCACAATACCCATTTCTTTTCGTTTGCATTTTGTAGAATCGGTTTCATACAACATGCCTACATATCGTTTTTTTGATAACAAACAGAAAGGCATAAATGTTTTTTCGTATTCTAAATCGTGTGGTCCTTTCAAAAACGAAGATGCTAGATGACCTGCTTCTTGTGCCAATTCAATCGTAATATCGAGTGCTTTTTTACCGCGGATAGGTTCTCCGTCAGGGGTTTGCAAATTGAAGGTGAAGAATACAGAATCCGTATTATGAACTATCATATTTCCGATTCCTGCTGCAAAGTGATGATTTTCACTAGTTAAATCATAAACATATCCGGAGTATTCTATTTCGTGCATTTTCGTAATTGTATTTTTATCAACGTTTTTCAATTTATCCATCATGATCGTTATAGAATTATCTTCCGCCGATGAAATGTAATAATCATATTGATTTTTACTATTTAGATAATTGATATATTTTGCTGTATCGACAAAATCATGACAACGATGAATAAGATACATAGAATTATCTATATCATATGGATTGTTAATGCATATATCATTTAATCTATTATGTAGAAGAGGTGTTCCTACAGTAACATCGTTTGGGGTAATGGAGTTTGCAAATATATCTAATAAAGAATGATCATCTGTAACATCTACTAACCCTGTATGTGTTAAAATTCTAATCATTTTTTTATGAGGCGCCAAATTATGACGTATTACTCTGTGTAATTTTGTCCAACCATTTTCCGTCCATGTTTCTATTCCTTCTAATTCACAAAACTCTTTTTCTTGTTTTCCAGGTTCAGTACATTTAACCCAATCACAACCACCATATTTTTCAGCTAATTGTTCAATAGTACAAATATCGATTGTTCTTTCTTTGTTATCATTTAAATAAGATATATAAACCGGTGTATAATTAGCAACACTATCACCATATATGTACTCCGCCTTGGTTAAAACGGGTCCATATTCGCTCGTATTACATATCGCATCACCATAACATTCTTCTACGACCCGTTTTGCATATGTCAATAAAAGTCGTCCTGTAGCAGTTGTGGATGCAGCAACATCCTTTTCATAAAATGTACTCGTCTTTGCACCACATTGACCATAAAGCGAATTGGCTGTCAACTTATAACCCAATTGTCTTTTATCCAATACATTTTTCATGAATTCATCTTTTTCGTTGGGTATCAATTTTCTCGTTGCTTTTCTAGACGCTAATAATTCTTCTAAAATAGAAGGCATAATAGCACGTTCGTTTCTGTTAATAGACTGTGCGAATCGACAGCATTTATAACCGGATTTTATTTTTTCTGCAGCGGATTTTGCTGTTTTTCTCACATATTTGTATGTGTCATATTTCACATCTACGTAGTTATAATTGGCTAGATTATCATATATGAAATATTCGGTCTCTACACCGTTTTCATCAACCACTACACCCTTATCACCAGTTTCTGCTATTAAAACGTCGTCCAAATCATATTCTTTCGTCCATACTTTACTATCATGCGAAAGATTTTCACTAATCATTGATGACGGATACAGAGATGCATAATCAACACATGCGACTGGATTATCCAGATACAAATCACATTTAGGATCCAAAACAATTGCACCTTCATATCCTTCATCTGAATTTCCTTTTTCTATAACAGGTATCAATGTATTTTTTTCCCTGCATTTCTTTGCTATATAACTAGTGAGTTTAATACCTTGACCTCTTGAAACTAAGAAATGGATTGGAACACTGCAAATTTTCGACATTTCCGAAAAACCAGTTAATATATCGACTTTGTTCATCAAATAATGAACCAGGTTACAATCCTGAATACAGTATTTTGCAATCACAGCACGATCCGCATCAGATCCATTTGTCATTTTGAAAATATCTTTTGGTGTTACATCATCCTTTGCTAGACACCAACGGATCTTTTTACTGAAATCCAACGAAGTGCATATATTCTTGTGGTATGTTTCAGGTATCGAAATACGAAACAAATGATTTTCTTTATCAACAGATGCGACTTTGAATTTGGAACCACTATCATAATATTCGGTAGAATGACCTATTTCTTCGAAATGAATAAAACTGCCTTCTTGCAATCCTGTTAAATTACCAGAATGTATCACTACTGATCCACTAGACAAGTCTCCGGCGTCTTCGACCTTTTTAACATAATCTCCAATAAAATGACCTGCTACGTAATCCAATTTATAACTTGACAAATTTTCTTCTCTTCTAAAATAATTATACAAATCTATTTGAAGACGACCATTCATTTTAATATATTTCAAATCATGCTGACCACTAGCAATTTGCAAACTGCTTTCTTCAATCTTATATTTATCCAATTCATGCCATCCGTTGTTTTGATCTCTATATTTAATTTTATCACCACAAATTTCATGTTTATTTCTCGATAATTGTAGAAATTCTTCTACACAATGATTTTCTTCAGCACGTCGAAACATGAACTCATAATCAAAACCAAATATATTATACCCAATAATGATATCAGGATTTTCTTTTTGGATCAACTCTTTCCAAGCCAATAACACGTCTTTTTCTGTTTTATATGATTCTACTATGGTATTTTGAGCGGGTATTTGATCGCATGTATTTAAAACAGCACAATGATTCATATAAGGTTCTTTTTCGCCGTATTTTAAAAACGTAGAACCGATAAATGTAATTTTGTCACCTTCCAACTTTGGGAATATTTTGTTTAATGAAATAGTCAATTCTTGCATTAACATATCCCTGTTTTTACTTTTTGTTGTTTTTGTTGTTTTTGTACTTTTTGTTGTTGTACCTGTTTTCGCAGTACCCTTTACCGATATAGACGGTTCATCACTATCTTCTGAATCGCCGTTACCTGTACCCATATTTATAAATTCACTTATAATATCAACAATTGTATGTGTTTGGTTGTAATTTTGCATTTGTAATTTTGTCTTCTTTTTAACTGTAGTTACTTCATTTACGCTAATAAATCCACCATTACCTCCACCAGATTCGGATTCTGAATTGTTTGTGTTTTTATCAGCGTCTTTGGTTTCATCCTCGTCATCATCATCCTTTGAATTCATTTCCTTATGGGCTTTTTCAAACATATTCTCAATATTCATTTGTTCGGATATATCATCATTATTGTCTGAAAATATATTTCTAACAGGTTCATTTAACCACCTGTTTATTAACTCGATGACTATATTTTTGGATTTTGGTGGTGTGATTGGATAGACGACTTCAATGTTATTTAAATCGTGGATTGTGCATTCCACCATTCCATTAATATCACATGTTTCATACCCAAAAGCCTGCAACACAATATTTTTCAATATTTTTTGAAGTGTTTCATTTGTCATTAAACACACTCCTTCGTCCAAATTTTTGTATTTTTCGAAATATTCAATAATGTTAATAGCTAATTTTTTATATGTTTTAATAGGAATAGGAAAATCACCGTGACTACTACTAGCTTCTATATCAAAACTACATATTTTATAAGGAACCATCGTCTCTTTATGGTTTAACGCTATAATATCATTATAATTAATCATAAACTCATAATCACATGAAGTAGATTTCATTTTTGGCGTTACCACAAATGTTTTCTTTTTTGGTAATGCAACCCAACCGGATGGACTAATATTTTTAATATGAAAGAACCGCAATAACGGTGGAATATTGGCTTCATATAAATATGTCTCCGATTCCAAAAACACATATCCATTTTGTAGTAATTTATGTTGATCTTCCGCCTTGATTTTATTTGCAGCACTCGCATAAGGCGAATACCATAAGTTTTTGGCTTTATTAAATGCAAATACATTATTGAAACTAAACTTGATGAATTTATATTCCTTACCACCATCAAAACCGTATAATTTTTTTCGTTTTATTAATTTACATTCGACTATCGAATTTTCGTAGAATTTACCCATTTTCATTTGGACGTGTTTTAAAAACGAGTTTTTGTTAGCAATCGTCCAGTGATCTGCAACTTTGATATAAAAGAACGGTTTAAAATCCTCGACAATAATAGAGCAGGTTTTTCCGGTTTCATCCAACCCAAACATTTGGATAAAGAATTTATTTTGATCTACATATTTGTTTATTACTGGTTTATTATCCTCCATATCATCATCCCCATCACTCGATACATCATTGTTATAATCAACTGGTAGTGGTTTATTATAAACATTAAAGTCCAATAATCTGAAAATATGTTCCATTTTGGTTGTTGTTGTCAAGTCAAAGTTGTAAATGTAAATAGTTACTATTTGGTTACTATTTATTAGTAAGATACATTTAATTCAATTTTTTATTCAAATAGTTAATTGATTGAACGTAAATAAAATAACTATAAATATAATAATCAATATCAATGTCAAAACCATATAAACCTATTTCAGCTGTCGCTGTTTTTACCGGACCTAAAATAAAAGGAAACGTCCATTTTGTTGAAGATTCGAATCCTAATAGTAACCTGGTCCATATTAAAATAAATTTAGAAGGACTCGGAAAAAATGCACTTCACGGATTTCACGTTCATGAATCTGGTGATTTAACAGATAAATGTCAAAGCATGTGTGCGCATTTCAATCCATATGGAAAGAAACATGGTTGTCCTGGTGCAAAAGAACGACATATTGGAGATTTAGGTAATTTAGAAACTGACAGCAAAGGAAAATGCAATTATGTAATGAGCGATGACATGATAAAACTTCGGGGGTCGAAAGCAAACATAATAGGAAGAGGTCTTATCATTCACGCGGATCCAGATGATTGTGGATTGGGTGGTTTTAGTGATAGTCTTACAACAGGACATGCTGGAAAACGCATTGCATGTGCTGTTATTGGATACGCGAAAGAAAATTTTTAAAATTTTATTTTTTGAAAAATTAGATAACCATTACAATTTTTGTAAATTTTAAATTATTTAGGTAATTTATAAAAAAATGGCACCAACAAAAACCAACGACCAGATTTACGCCTACTTTTAGTTGACCTTAGCGCTAATATTGCACAACAATTTGCACAAGTTAATAATGAATTAGAGTTAATAAGTTTTAATAATACTGCTTATTTTATTAATCTTTATAACGACCTAAGTAATAATTTTGCACAAATTAACACTGAATTAGATTTACAACAAGCAGCAATTGATTCTGGCAATGCTCAATTAGAAGGTGTATCTAAACAAGTTGGTGACGTACAAGGCTACCTAGAAAGTGAAATTAACGCTGGAATACTTTTACACCCTTGAAGATTTAAAACCGCACCCTTTATATTATTTTTTTATATTTTTCTCAAAATAATATAGATGACTAAAAATAAGACAGAAGATTATAAAATTTCTGCGGTTAAATATTATCTAAATAATGATAGAGGTGATGGATATAAGAAAACATGTAAAATTTTTGATTGTAAAAAATCCACTTTACGAGATTGGATTAAAAGATATAAAACATTCAAAAAACTTACAAGAAGAAACAGAAAACCTATTTCTTATAAGATTACTAAACCACAAGTAAAAACCGCATTAGAATTATTGAAGAAAAACGAACAATTGACTATGAATGAATTAGCATTTGATATGAAACAAAAATATCCTACATTTGATATTACACCTCAACATTTAGGGCATGTTATTAGGGATAATAACCAAACAAGAAAAAGAACAAGACACGAGCATTTCCCAAAGGAAAGATATAAGAAACCAATTGATAAACAAACCGAAATGAATTCATTTTATCAAAAAATAAAACATTATCCATTAAACAAAATTATTTGTTTAGATGAAACAAGTGTAGGTTCTGCGTTGCATCCGACTTATAGTCGTTGTTATTTGGGAAGAAGATGTAGAATAAAAACCAGTAATCAATTTGTATTTCGTAAATTTACATTATTAGTAGCAATAAGTAATTCAAAAATAGTAGGAAAGGAAATGTATGAAAAAGGCGGTATGACTGCTGAAAGATTTTTGGAATTTTTACAAAAACATATTTTTCCAAATTATAAAGGGTATTTGATAGTATTGGATAATGCGAAAAGTCATAATAACGAATTGATTAAAAATGCGATTACAAAAAGTGGTAATGAATATTTATTTGCGATACCTTATACCCCAAATACAAATCTACCTATAGAAAGTTATTTTAATCAAATCAAAACTTATATGAAAAAGAATAGAAATGTGGAAAATTACGAACAATTAGAAAAGAATGTAGAAAATGCGATAGAAAAAGTAAAACCTGCTAATTATAAAAATTATTTTCAACACGCATACGGAATGAATGAAAATATAGAATTTATAAGAAAACCATCTACAAGAAAAAGAAAATTAAAAATTTATAAATAATATACTTAAAATTTATTTATTATTTTAAGTATATTTAATAATGCCTATGAGATTGAAAAGTGAATTATATAAAAAAGAACAGGAAGAAATAATAGAAAAAATTATAAAGATATTAGATTTGAAAAAAAAGAATACATATACGCTTTATGAATTGGATAAAAACGAAGAACTACAAAATAAAATCATGGAACTAATACCTGAAATAAGAAAATGGTTTTCATTTAATAATATGAAGGCAGTAGGAGAACCAAGTAAAAGAAAAAGACCATGGTTATCCATAATTAAACAATTAACAAAATCCAAATATAATTTACTAAGTGAAGACTTTAGATTATTTGATAATAGTAAAGAAATTAGAACTCATAAATATACATTTACAGAATTATAATTTTTGTAATTTATAAAATATTGTAAATTATTATGACGGTTTCTTGGTATTCTATTAGTATTTCACTAGGAAGTGGGGGGGGTATTTTTAATGGATATTTTAGTGTAGATAATAATACAAATTTAGTTACAGCATTTTATGAAACAATTAATGGTTCAACTAATTTTAATAATAGTATATTAGCAAATAATGATTATTATGGTGCAGACTATTCATTTATTAATAATAATTTTTCATTGGGAGGCACGAACATAAATTATATGAATTACTATAGCAATCCGGCTTCACCAAATTATAATTCATCGTATGCTTTTTTTAACTTGTTTGATCGTGATGATACAGATAATATATCCCCATTGTTAGCGAATGGAAACGAAGTTACAGATATACAATCATTCTTCACAATAGTTTCCATTTCAGACCCATCTTGTTTCAACGAAGGAACGAATATTCTATGCTTAAATAAAAATTTAGAAGAAGAATATATCCCCATTGAGAATTTAAGAAAAGGAGACTTAGTTAAATCTTATCAACATGGATACAGAAAAATAGATTTAATTGGTAAAAATCATATGATAAATAATCCAAATAGATTTAATGAATGTATGTATAAAATGGAAAAAACAGAAGAAAATGGATTAATAGAAGATTTGATTGTTACTGGCGGTCATTCTATATTAGTTGATGATTTAGGAGAGCATAAAGAACAAAATGATTTACTTTTTGGAGGCACACAAATGATATGTGATAAATATTTATTATTATCTGCTGTTTCCAAACAATTTATAAAATTGGAAAATACAAATTTATATACTTATTATCACTTTATTTTGAAAAATGATGGAGATAATGATAAAAGATATGGAGTATGGGCGAATGGTATTTTAACTGAAACGCCAAGTAAGAACCAATTTACTAATCATAAATATATTTTATTGTAAATTAATATTTTTATAAAATTATTCAATAATATTAATTTCTGCGTAAATTGACTTAAAAATAAAATATTTAGGAATATTATAAGGATGTTTATAAAAGAAAAACCGCCTGACGACTTTTTTAAAGGAATTAAAATTTCCTTGAAAAGTGTCTTGAAACATCCTGATATAAATACACCGAAAATTACTAATGCTGTTATTCTTTGTAATAAAATAGTAATTAATGTTTTACTTTTTATGAAATTATATTTATTGAATTACTATGAAACTCATAACACTTTACCAGTTATAGATAAATTATTTGTAAATTCATGTATGAAAATTATGTGTAATGAAAAACCACAAGGCAGACCAGCAAAGAAAGAAATTAAGGAACTCAAAGATAATCTAACTGCCTTTTACAAAACTGATTTTGAACCACTTATTCAAAAGGACACACTTGAATATACGCATATGAATACCATTTTGGATTATTTAACAATTGATATTCTAACCATGTATGAAAATAACATTAAAAATCATTTTGTGGAATATGTAGAACGATATGTAAATGTGGTTTGGAAAAAGAAATTTATTGTAAGTAAAATAAGGAAATTGAATATTACCAAAAAAGAAAAGGATACAAAAATAAACAAATTATGTAATCAGTTAAGAAAAATTAAAAATGATATACTGAATATTGAAACAACACAATACAAATCTCATATTTCTTATCATCCATGGATAAATCAACAAAAACTAAATATTATTCCTGTTAAAACATTCAAGAAAAATTTATATTATGATTTGATGTGTAGTCCTATGGATTATTTCCCTTGTATGATTAAAATGATGAAACAAGTAGAAAAAGAAGAACAAACAATTTGTAATGTATTTCCTATGCGTAATGAAATTATACCAAAACATATAAGATTAGATACAACTACATTAGTGCATCTTCTTATGACGAAAAAACAAGGAAACAAAAGTGATTATTTAACAGAAGGAAATTTGAAACGAAATGAAAATAAAATTTGGGAATTCTTTTTTAGAAGTGAACGCAAATGTTTTCATAAAAAGCATTATGAATTTCACCATATGATAGAAACAGATGGAATTAGTTGTTCTTTGTTATTATTGCGTAAAGATTTAATTGGTAAAAAACTACCGATGATGAAAAAAGGAATAAATAATGAAGAATATATTGACGAAATAAAACATTATTCACAATTACAAAATAAAAAAATTGTATCCATAGACCCAGGAAAATGTGATTTAATTTATTGCGTAGATGCCGATAATAAAGAAGCGAATAAGTTTAGATATTCACAAGACCAACGAAGAAAAGAAACCAAGAAAAAGAA